CAGGCACAGGACGAACATCGATGCCTTGAGATCGTTGACCGGCAGGAACGCGGCACCGGTCACCAGGTCAGTGGTGGGGGTGGCTTCGGTGTTGGAGATGGCCTTGCTGTACATCTTGCCGCGGATCGCGTAGGTGGTGGCAACGGACAGGTTGATGGTAGTCCCGGCAACACCCAGAAGGGTTGCATTGCCGAACTGGGCGGTGATGCCCTGCAGTGCGGTTTTATCCATGGTGGAACTCCTTTGTCAGAATGTTGTCAGTAGGTGGCCGATGGGTCGAAACCCCCAACGGGCGAAATGTAGATGGTTCCGGGTGCCACGGTTGCGTCATCAAGGGCGGTTGTGTTCCCCACGAAGTTGCCCGTACCTGTCGGGTTGATGATGATGTAACCGATCAGGGTCTTGCCCTCGGGAAAGGCCGGGAACTTGACCGCCTCCATGGTGGCAGCCTCAATACCCATCCGGCTCTCCATGTCGGTTGCTGTCAGGGATTCATCGGCCTTGTTGGCGAAGAAGCAGAACACGTTGAACATCGCGTTGGTGACGGTGCCGGCCAGGGCGGGCATGTCGACGCCGGCAGCGATGGAGAACGGCTGGCCCTTGACGATGCCGTAGGAGATTGCCGCCCCGGTCTTGGGGACTTTCTTCCCGGAGGTGGCGGTAATGACGAGGCCGGCCGTGGTGGTCATCTGGCACCGAAGGCGGTCATACAGCCCCTTCAGCATCTCCAGGACCAGCGAGCCGTCCCGCTTGTCAGCCATTGCCCCGGCTACTTGCGAAAGGTTTTGCATAGAAATGTCTCCTGTGAGAGTCAGGGGGCCGGAGCCCCCGTCATCGGTTAGTCAGTCAGAACGGAAGCGCCGACCTCGGCCACAGCCATGTGCAGGGAGTTCAGGAGCACGGCGTTGTAGTAGCAGGAAGCGCCGACATAACCACGCTGGCCGGTCGGGTCGTTCTTGTCGATCTGGCCAGGCTTCAGGTCGTGAACGTCGATCGACTTGGTGCCGCGGAGGGCAACGTCACCCCAGGCATCACGGCCAGCAACAACGACTTGGTACACATCAGGGTTGGTCCCGGTGTAGGAGATCAGGCCAAACGTCGCCGCCGTGACGCTGGTAGCCGCGTCCTGAATGGAGACCAGTTCCGGGCTGGCTATGATCCGGAATTCCTCGATGGTCCCGAATTCGTACGGGGATACGGTTTTCATGGTCCCGTACTTGGCGACGGGGACGAAGCCCGGAATATCCCTTACGTCGGGCTTCAGGTCGGTGTGGATGAACACGAAGAACGATGCTTCGACACCGGCAGTTCCGTACTTCGTGGACGGCTGCAGGATCTCGGTCACCTTGTCGGTGTGCTGGAGGTCCAGGGCCTTGGTAATCTTCCGGAGCAGCTTGAGGGTCAGCTTGCCGTTCACCGTGGCGCGGGAGGTCCCGGTACCACCGTAGAACTTATTGGTACAGCTCTTGATGACGTTGAACCGGACCAGTTCGCGGACCAGGGCGAGACGCTCGCCGGTCTGCATCTTCATGGCGCCCGGAACGTCATCTTCGTACAGGTCGGCCGTCCGCTTGGTGTAGCCGAACAGGACGGTGTACTCGTTGAGGGTGACCGTGATGTCCTGCGGGGTCAGCGTCTCAGCATTCGGCGTCACGCCTTCGCTGGAGAGGTGCTGGTTGGCCAGGGTCTGGGTGCGGTCGGTGGTGGTGGAGTCAGTGAAGAACGTGTTCGGGCTGGAGGTGGTCGCGTTGACCGGCAGCCAGCGACGATAGATCACGGTATCGCCGGAGTTCTTCGGCATGGGCCGGGTGTCGCCAATGAGGCCGAGGACTTCGCGGGGGATGGCGTGCTTGAGGATTTCGCCTTTAAGCTTGCCAATCCTCTGTGCGGGGGAGAGCATGCTGGAAAGAGACATAGTGTCGCTCCTTTTTGGTTTCGAGTAAGGTTACCGGCCGGCCTTGTATGCTGCTTCCATGGCGGCCTCTTCGTCATCATCGCTGAACCCTGCGGCGCTTCCTCTCGGGACGCCTCGGGGTGTTACTGCTGCGTCCAGGCGGTCCTGTTTTACCTTATTCGCCTGGGCGATCTTCGCCTGTTCTGCCTGCCATGCCTTGAACTCAGTGAGCTTTTCGGAGACAAAATCCGCGTCCCACACCTCGTCGAGTTTCTCGTTGTCGGTAGGGGCAAGCACGGTGGTTCGCCAGGTATTGAATGCGGGACTGACGACAACCTGCTCCCAGTCCTTATGGTCGCGGGTCAATAACCGGCGCTCCATGACCTTCAGCGGATCCTCTTCCCATGCGGTCTGTGCTGGTGTCGGGGTGGAGACCGGGGCAGCGGGTTCTGCTGGCGCTGTAGCGGCTGGCGCTGGGACTGGCGGATCGTCATCCTCAAACAGCATGGCCGCCAATTCCGGAAACTCAGCGGTCAATCTCTCCCGCGTTTTGGCGGAAAAGCTACCGGCTGATTTCATGCCGTCGATGCGCTGTTTGAGTTCTCCGACCTTTCCGAAAACCTTGTCATGAATCCGCTGCATCTCCTGCTGGTGCTCCTGCTTCTGTGCAGCCAAGGCGGCCGTTAAGTCGTCCTGAGTCAGAAACTTCGGAGATTCAAGTGCTGCAGGTGTTGCGGGACTCGGTTCCGGGGTCGTCTCGGAAGTTGCCGGCGGGGTCGTATCCTCAGTGGATACCGGCTCAACGTCGGTATCATTGAATCCGGCCTCAAGTGCGGCTTCTTCCGCTGCTTCGTCTGCTGCTGACTGCGGTGTTTCTTCAGCTACGTCAAACATGGTACCTCCTGCCGGCCTTTCAGTCGGCGGTAATTTTTGGGTCAGGAATGGCCCAATCGAGAATCGTTTTCACTTCGGCAATGCGCCCGCGGATCTTCGCGGTTTCTTCTGCTGTGCGGTCTCCGTCGTTCTGGATGCGAAGTGTCTCCAGTCGAGCAGTAAGCTCGGCCTCGACCTTTTTCCAGACCAACGACTCCGCTTCGAATGCTGTCAGTTTCATTTCAGCCCCAACAGGTAAACCGTCTTGGTGTAGATCGACGTGAGCCCGTCGACCAGGTTACCTATACTGGCCGATCCCTGGGCTATCTCGTCGCGGTTGGCCTCGATCCAATCAGCCTCATCCTGCAGGTATGCGGCGATATCCTTAACCGGCCGCGTCTCTACCTGGAACGTATCGATCTTGCCGTAAAGCCCCTGATAGTTTTCCACCAGGGCATCAACAGCAGTGATCACTGCATCGTAAAACACCCCCAGCGCCATGTGCTCGGCGTAGGACTTGGTGGCCCAGTGCTGCCGATGTGCTACGTCCCGGGCTGCAAATGCCCTTGCGGCAAGTTCTGAAATCATATCTACTCCGTGAATGCGTGGCCATCACTGGCCCGGCCTGGCGGTTCAACCAAAGGCTCGGCTACCTGTGTTATGCCGGTGAGTTCCTTCTGTACCCGGAGTTTCATCGACTCCTTGGCCAGTTCAGCCTTGACCTGATCGAGTGCAATATTGCGCTTGTTGGCATAATCCAGCAGGGCGAGTTCCCGCTTAATGTTCAGCTCTTGAATACGGACGGAGGCCGTGGTCTGGTCTCGCTGTGCCATGGCCTCGACGTAAGCCGTGTCCCGATCGGTATCGACCTCCATCTTGCGGAGACCGGTCTGAGCCATGACCTTGGTTTTCCACCGCTCGGTTTCGTCGCGGATCTTCGCCACCTCGATTGCCGGCACGACGGGAGCGGGGAGGCTCTTTTTCTTTTGTTCGTCCATCGTCCATTTGTCCGGAACGAACCGCTTGGCCTTCAGGACTTCGACCATGGCCTTTTCCGGATCCAGACCATAGGCCGGGTTCATGGATAACTGCAGCAATACCATGGACTCCATGGCCTGAATTTCGCGCTCGACCAGGGCAGTGGATCCCACCGCCTCTATCTTCAGATCACCCTTGGCATTCTCGGGGCCGTGCATCAGCAGCCACTCGTAGTACCGGCGGATGTGCGGCTCGGTAATGCACTCGTCGAACACCCTGGCTATCCGGCGAAGTATGGTCGAAGCGTTCTGGTGAAGAAGCTGCATGCCCCCGACCGTATCCGGCGCTGATCCCTGCTGCCCCTGCATGATGAAGAAAATACCGGTGGAATCCTCCATCATCTTGTAGGCAAGTTCGATGATAGCCATCAGTTCGGCCTGCATCATCGGGATATTGATAGCGGTGAAGGCGTCGGCTACGGATTTAACGTCTGCGTTGTCGGATGCCCACCAGATCTTGCCGCCCCGTAATTCCCACACACCATCTGCCGGGCTGATTGCATTGCGTCTGACGATAACCTGTGGGGCAGCTGATAGACCTGCGTTGTCCATCAGCCGGCGGGCGCCTGCGTTCAGCATGTCCTGGGGGGTGCGCCCCTGCCTGGCCACACCGACACCCCACGGGCTACCCGGGGTCCGCTGCCACGGCATGAAGTCATAAGGGAACTCGCCAGAATCCAGCGGGTTAATGAACGCCTTGATAGGTGTCTCGTTTACAAGAGTGACCACCGCCGGCAGTTCCCGCTTTGCGCTGTCCTTTGCCTCGATCTCCACCGACATTGCCGACAGGCCAACCGTGTCAACCATGCCGTAGAAGTACCAGACCTCGAACTTGTCATCTTCGGCGGTTTGATCCTCGGCGTTGCGGTAGCCATCAGAGTAGTTCTTTTTGTTCGGCCCCTCGTCGATTACCTTATCGATCTGGTCGTCAAGGTACCCCGGGAGGCCTTTGAGGTTCTTCAACTGCTTGGCCGTCAGGCGGTCTCGCTCAAGGAAGTAGCTGCCGTTGTGGATGCTGTCGCCACAATTCGGATCCGGGAAGCCGTCCCATGGGTCTATGCTCCGGCTCCCCGGCTGGGTCTTGGTAATAATCTCCATGCCGACCTGGCCGCCCCGCGTGGTTGTCCTGCGGGTTGTGACCTTATCGGGGAACGGTCCCTTGAGAATACCGGTACCAAGCTTGGCCGAATTCTCGATTACCTTGCGAGCCTCGCCGTGGTACTGGCATTCGGTCAGCCAGTCGTGTATCTGAGTTTCCGCAATGCCGGCCTTCTGTGTGGCAATGGCCTGCTGCTGCTTAAAGTACTCGTCCGACGCAACACCCTCGGGCGGGGTGTCCTGAAGGGGGGTGGGCTTGACTGCAAAGTTCCAGTCTCCGGACGGTAAGAGGATGTCCCCCATCCTCGCGGCGGCAGAGTCAACGAACTGGCGGGTGATGTTGAAGAAGGAACTACAGCGGGTCGATGATTTCTGCGGGGTCCGGCTGATACCCCCTGTGGTGGATGCCGATTTCACCCATGGATGGGAATCGCGGTTGGCGTCGTCAACGCCCTGGTAATACTCCTCGTCTTCCTGCCAGATCGTTTCTATGCCGGACTGCTTGCGTCCCTTGACCGCCTCGTCGCGCTTCTTGGCAACGTCCTTGCCTATCGTCTCGATCTTGGCGAGCTGGTTCGCCCGCATCTCTTCGATGAGATCCTGGAGTTCGGGGGGTAGTTCGTCGGTCGGTATTCCCCGTACGGTCGCAAGATTTGCCGGATCCATGTCATTTCGCATTCAGGCGGCTCCAAAAGAAAAGGTCCTGCCAAATACCTCAGATGAGATATCAGCAGGACCTTGACGGTACGGCTTGGTTGCTGTCGCGCAGGGCGTGAGGCGCGGCGCTTATCCGGTTGTGTGGCACCGGCTACTCACCCAAAGGCTTTCACCGGTCCCGGTTGTGGGCTATGCTCGCCCTGGCGTGATCTCGTCCGGCTGCAATACCACCCTATGTGGTTGCCGGCCCGCCTGTGGTATTTTTCTTCAGCCCGTATTCCCTCTCCAGCAGGGACACGAGAAACTTAGCGGCCTGCCAGATCACCCGTGCCAACTTCTGCTCGCTACTCATTGGCCCATGAACCACGTGCCGGAGTCAACCGACAGGAAGTGTGTTTCCACCCCGTTCATGAACACCTTGACCTTGACCTTCGTCGCCGTGGCCGATGCACTCCTGCAGTCCCAGGTGATAGCGCCGACATTGAGCGCCCGGACGCTGTAGTTCGCAAAGCCCTTGGTCCCCAGCGAGAATGTCCGCGCCAGACTCGGGTCTGGCGAGAACTGCTGCATCACGTCCCGGCTGTTGCTGGCCCGGGGAAGTTCCCCGGTCATACCGAACACGGCACACTCGGCGGGGGTGGCCGTGGAATACGCACGGAACCCGACTTTATGCGGAGATACTGCCATCGCCGGCACGGCAGTGGCAAGAATCAGGCATGCAATCAACAGTTTTTTCATGGTTACCTCACAGGGTTATGATCCTGGATTCTTCCTGAACCTGTTTCTCCTGCCAGCGAGCCCCATCGTGGAACGCATCCATGACGATCTCGCCCAGGATTTGGCGCATGTCGCCATTTATCCCCTCGGGAAAGCGTTTGTCAAGGAAATTATTAACGTAGTCTGACATTTCAGTGATTACTTTGTCGGCTGTTTTCTCGCAGGCGTCGCAGACGTGGCCTGTTTCGAGGTTGCATCCACATGATTCGTGTCCGGATCCGGTTCCTTGCATGTCTCCTCCTCCGGCCGACAGGCCGCTATGATGGCATCGACCACCGCGTCAACTCCGGCCGGCTGCCGGCCTGTTGTGCTGGTGATCAGGTTGGTGAGCAACTGGATTGCCGTTGCTCTTGGGCTTTGTGCTGCGACTTCGGTCTCTTGTGGCTGTGAGTGAAACATGATCAGTGCCCCATGGATGAATTGAAAACCTCAAATTGCGGAACAAACGGCATATGGCCCGCGTCGTCCTCATTGGTCATCGTGTCGACGTTCAGTGCCACATACCGCCAGTTATCGGCGCCGTGGCTGAACTCGTCGTGAACCGGATCCCCCGGCTCGTTGGTGACCTGGTTGATCGATCGCCGGTAACGCTTCAGGCACTCCACTAGACGGGCAGCGCGTGTCTTGTCAAAATAGGCTTGTCCAAACGTCATCCTGGCGGCCTTAATGCCGGATTCAACGGGGATGTTCGGCGTGATTTTCACCTTGCGGCCAAATGCCTTCAGTATCTCCTCGGCCGATTTCCCGGTCTTGAAATCCTTGGTCCGCCCGTCGTGAGGCAGGAAGTCGTATCCCCAGTTGTAGTTCTTCGCCTTCAGCAGTCCGGCATAATGGTCGAGGGTCTTGTGGTCGTCCTCGATGTACTCGATAATTCGGATCTCCGAGCGAATCTTCTGCACCAGGCTGATCGCCATAGAATCGTTCCAACCGAGATCCCATACCGAGTGAACCTTCAGCATTGGGTCGTAAGGTACATTGCACACCCGGCCGGACGACATTGCCGCGGCTACCTCTTGGGCGTAAATGGCACCGGCCACGGCAGAGCGACACTTACCTTCCCAGATGTTTTCATAATCCTCCTTGGTCGCGGTCAGCTTGCAGTGTTCCCGCTCCAGTTCCAGAACCTTGGGGAACCACGGATTGTCGGTGTAGTTGATCGAAATGACAACCGAGTCCTGCGGAGGAGACAACACGAACCGGACATAAGTTTCATCACTGTCCAGTTCTGGGTTGAACGATATCCAGATTTCCGACCCGTTCGCCCGGATGGTGGGGATCAGGATGTCCCACGATTTCTTACTGATGGTCTGGGCCTCTTCGCACCAGCAGATATCAATCCCCTCGAACGATTTCAGCGACGTGGTGGTCTGGTTCGATAGGCCGGAAAAAACAATCTCGGTGCCGTTGCGTCCGCGGATGATAGTATCCAGGACATCGTACTGGCCTTGAAGCCCCAAGGCTTCGATCTGGTCGGACAGCAGCTTGTGCACCGAGTCCTTGATGGACTTCTGTACTTCGCGGGTACAGAGGACACGAATTTTGCGTTGCGTGCCGATAATCAGGATAGCCCGAGCGAATGACCAGGACTTCGCAGATCCTCGTCCCCCGTAGGCGATTTTGTAGCGGAAGGGCTTGAAAAGTGGTTTAAGCTTTGGGGGGAATTTGGCGATGACTTCAGCCATCAGTCATCACCAAACATGACTTTGACGCTGACGGGCTCGCCGCCCGGGCCGGATATTTCTGATTTATCGGTGAAAATCTTCAGGTGCTTACCGAGCAGTTCCAGTGATTTATTTGCGCCTGATGAATCAAAACGGAACTCTCCCGTTTCCTTCCACTCGCCGTCGACCTTCTCCATGACCGGGACCGCTTGCATACACCGCTCGGCCACGGTTTTCAGACTATCCAGAACCCATTCAGCCGATAATTCGGCCCGTTGAGTGGCTGCAGCCTTGATTCGCTCTATCTCAGCGGAAATGACAGCATTTGACAGCAGCCTGGCGCCTTGCTGCCTCGCGGTCTTGGCGGTATATCCGGCAGCAATAGCAGCCTTCGTGGCGTTCGGCTCCTTGATCCACTCTTCAATGAATCGCCGTTGCCGAATATTCAGGTCCGGCTCTGCCATTCACTGCCCCTTGTAAGCCGATTCCATGGCCATCTCTTCGTCACCCATACCCATCATGGGAGGCTCTCCACCCATCTCACCCTCACCGGTTGGCATGGTCCCGGCCTGTGCCAGTTCCTTGATCCCCTGCAGGGCTTCCTCGATCGACTTAACCGGGATGCGGTTCTCTGCCCCTTCGGTTTCAGCCTCTTCCTCCTTCGTCCCCTGCTCCAGGTACATGCTGCCGTCATCTTCGATGCAAAGGGTGATCTTGATAGCCATGGTTGGGCTCCTTGATTCGTGATACTCCACGCGATAGCACGACGGTTAGAGGAAGTCAAGGAAAAGTGAGCAGGTCTGGACCACGGGAATTCAACCACTTGCAACGCCGATTTTGCGTCGTTATGACGATGTTAACCAACAACATCAAGCACTTACCTGTGTTCGTTACAATGCCTGTAACACGAAAAAATTCAGCAATGTCAACAGCTTGAGCCGCCCAGAGAGAGAGATAGAGTTGTTACAAAAGAAATATATATTAGAGAGAGAGAGAGAGAGAGTAGATATACCACTGTCTAGATATTTATTTTAGATATTTTGTGTAAGGCTATTTCTAGTTCTGTGGTGCTGTGTACCCTGCGTAACGCGTAACATCTGTTGACGATGGCTGTAGAACGGCTACTGGTGCGGTTCTAATATGTTACGCTTGACGTTTTACATATGGGGTGTTAGGCTGTTTGTAGCAACTAATACGCTATAAATACGGAGGTCAGCATGGAGCACATTCTTTTCGAGGTGGACCCAGAGCTTAAGAAAAAAGTAAAAATGGAGGCTGTCAGGCAGAGTATTTCAATGCGTGAATTTTTAAATGGGCTCATCGTGAATTATTTCGGTGACTCGATACCGGAGGCGGAGAGCATAGAAAAAAACACCTACGAGTGCAAGAAATGTGGGGAGAGTTGGGACACCCACAAGGTTGATCCCCGTGTCTGCCCATTCTGTAAATCGTACTCATGGAAGGCCCCCAAGGTCAGAGCAAAGTCGTATCCTCACACCTGCCAGGCATGCACTCATCAGTGGGAAAACAATAAGGAGAATCCCGCCGCCTGCCCGGCCTGCAAGTCAAGGGCATGGAACGGTCCCACCCCTGTCATGATCAGGACGGACTTCGAAAAGATATACCGGGAGAGCGGTCTACATGCTGCCGCTGCCGCGCATCAGTCCGGTATAGCCCTGGACGAGTTCACGCAGCTTATCCGCCGGGAGCGGCCAGTGATGGCCAGTCATCTTGAAAAAATGAAGGAGGCGTTCAAGCGATGAAGATCATCAAGGAAATACTGTGGGCGCTGGATCTCAAGCAGAAGGATGCCGCCAAGCGCCTGGGGATCTCACAGACCAGCCTGCGCGACTACATATCCGATGTTAGGCCCACCCCTCCCGACATGGCCTACTCCATCGTGATGCTGCTCCCGATAGTCGGCACCGATCATGGTGACGAGGTACGACTGGACGCTACCGACGTTCCTGGGCATGACGTCGATCGACTGGATGCCTTGAAAGAGATGGTGGGTCGGTTTTTGTCCGAACACGCCGCCGAGCAGAAAATAAGGAAGGCCGCGGCCAGGTTTATGCTGGTAAGGATAGACCCGGCAATCGTAGATCCGCTTCATGCCCAATTCGTGGACAAGGCGGGTGGGGGGTTCACTAGGGACACAAGACAGGCAGCATCCTTGCCACTCAAGACCGCGAACGAACGGTTGAAGGAATGGCCCGGAGTGATGGTCATGGACGCTGCCATGGTGCAGAAGGAGGCCGGAGGCGACGGCAAGGTCCGGCGCTTCTACCTGGGGCTGAGATTGACGCAGAGATAAGAAAAAACGAATTCAGGCATTGACATTCCATGTAAATAGTTTATTATTGCGTTAAATATTTAAAGGGGTGTGAGATGCCTAAGATCCAGCACAATTGCCAGAGGTGTGGCAATGAATGGTTTTCGTGGATGCCCGAGCCCAAGGCTTGCCCGAAGTGTAAGCAGTATGGGTGGAGGCAGCCGGCGGGAGCGGTGGGCCGGCCCCGGACCGCAGCAAAGAAAACCGTAGATCTGGCCGCCGAGCAGAACAAGATTTATAAGGAGTTGGGGAAGAAGAAAGGAGAGACGTCATGTTAAAATCGATACTGTTTCCCTGGCGCCACGAATCAGGACTTGAGCACCGGTTCAATGTGGCATGGCTCGAAGGCAAAGACACCCGCAACACCATCATCCCGGAAATTGAGGACTCTGAAACTTTCGGCTACAAGCCGCCGAAGGTGATGAGACTGCAACCGGAGCACAGATTCATTTACGGGTGGAACAGGGAGGGGACGGCACACAAACCGTTATAACCCACGCGCCCCGCTCCGGTGGGGCAACACCAGGAGAAAACCCATGACCGCCAACGAACTATCCAACAAAATCGGCACCACAGCCCTCCTGATCTCCCGGGAGAAATTCGCCGTCCAGGTGAAGATTCTCGACGCCCGGTCGAACTACGGCCGCCACGAGTACCTGGTTGAGCCGGTAGCCGGCGCCGGGTCCGCCTGGGTCACTATCGACCGTTTGACTTGGGAGGGGCTGAAGATACAGGAGGTCAAGCCGTGAGTAATCAATGTGAACAATGCAAGTGGTGGCACCGTCTCAACAGCCGCCAAAAGGAGTGGGAAAATGCTGACATCACCATGGGTGAATGCCATGGAGCGCCACCGACTGCACAGATTGAGGTGAGCCGCATAAATCCCTCTGGTCTTGGAATGGGGCGCTGGACGATCCACTACAATCAAGGATATTTCCCGACCACATCGGTAGACGACTATTGCGCCAATTTCCAGAAAAAGGAATAGGAAGTGAACCACCACCGCAACGAACGCACCCTCTCCCGAATCCAGCGATTCAGGGATTCCCAAACCCCACCGGACCCGTGGGAGGAGGCAATGCTGAAGGAGGAGGGGGAAATGGGGATATGTGAACAAAGGCCGGGAAGTAGGGGCTGCAGTGAATGCGAAGTGTGCGAACAAGTACAGCCTTCCGCTATGCCTACAGATTCACCTGTGGAGCTTGCAGACGGCGAACCGTGCGGCCACCCCGGATGCCTTCACCACATCAGCCACCCCTGCGAGGGGTGCGGCAGGATAGGAGGAAAACGATGATCGGCCACGTCTACCAGGTACGCACAGCCCCCGACTTTATCGGGATCGAGCCCCACCAGAAACAGCACTTCGCGGTGCAGGGATCGCTGGTGGTAATTCAGGATCGATATCCCAGCGGCAACTATATGGGGTTGGCCCCATCGGCGCATGATGGGCAGCAAAGCGCCTACAACTTTCGTCCCTGCGACCTGAAGCGGATCGAATTCCATGAGGAGGTGAACGAGTGAGGCCACCCGACCTTAGAAAAGCCGCGACGTGCGCTGACTGCAGGAATGCATCGAGCAAGCCCTTCCGCATGAGCCTGACTGTGATGTGCCTGAAATATAATCGGGTGGTGGAGATGGACCAGATTTGCGCCAGTTTCGAAGAGCCGCCAACAGGGGAGGTCAACGAATGCGCCTGATCCCCGAATCCACCCTCAACGAACTCTGGGAGCACCACATATACATGACCACGGTCATGCGTGCCCTCGGCGTCGATACACCCCGAACTGCGGCTGAGTCCGTGGTTGAGCTTCAGGAGATGGCCCGGGAGAACCACGGGGTAACGTTACTGGAGGTACAGGCATGAAGACTTCCCTCACATTGATCCTGGTCGCAGATATGACCTGGCTGTTCTGCTTGTCCCTGGACTACGGCATCGAGAAGACATTCCGCGAACCGACCCGCACCGAGATGAAGACCCGACAGTTGGCGATGGCCACACGATGGCGGGCACCGGATGTGCCTGTCACTATGCCGGAAGAATACCGCAACGTAAAACTGCAAAGGAGGTCACCATGATCTGGATCTGGCCGTTGATTGCGATAGCCGGCGGGGCTGCACTGTTGATGATCGCTGGTGGGGATGATGGGCGGGAGGATTAACGGCTTGAGGGTCAGCACTCCAAGTGCTGCACCCGATGGTTATATTTCGTAAGGAGGATTTATGAGCGTTGAATGTGTTAAATGCGGATCACATGTTCATGGGTGGTTCCCTTGCCAAAATTGCGGCTGTGAGTTGCCACCTATTTTGACGGGCCAAGATGCAACAATTGCCAAGCTGCAAGAAGAAATAGAGCATCTTCGAGTCCAGCTTGCCGGTTGCGGTGTCGCTGCTATGTGCAATACGCTGGAAAGCATGGAGCAGCAGTGTGTTGATCGTGATGCTTACGGATGGTCAGCATCTTACGGAGATGTGTTAGAGGCAGTGAAACGGGAAATCAAATACCGTGAGGCGTTGAAAGCTCAGTTGGCACTAGTGGACAGCAACATCATCACCACATGGCCGGACATTGCGGCGAGGTTGATCGCCATCGCTAGGGAAGCAGTAGAAATATAACGGGGCCGCGATTCTGCCGCCTGCCCGTAGGGCAGACTGTAGCAATCGCTGGTTCGACCCTGCGGAGCAGGGTTGCAACCAGCTAAAGCAAGGGTTTGGAATCTAGAATCTCGCGTTGGTGATCGGAGAGACTGATGGAACTGTATGGACGTTTATTTGTAATAACTCTGGTCATGTCTGGGACAATATGGGCCATATCGACCGTAATTCTAATTTGTTTACTTGCCTACGATTTATTGCGTTGGATCTTTAGGTAGCGAGATTCTAGATTCTAGCGGCAGAATCGCGGCCCCGTTCGCCCCCGCTCCGCGTGAGCGAACGGGGTGAGCTGAACCGCCGCGAAGCGGTCGGCTTCGAGCGTTTGGTTATAATCATCTTGGCGCGGGGCGTAGCCCCTGCCCGGAGGGCACACGATGTGTAAGCAGTGCGGCTGTGAAAATCCGTGGAGGGGCAGAGGTGAAAAGCCTGTTGCCTCCTGTCAATGTGGCTGGCAGGGCGCGCCGGAAGATCGGCGCACGCAGTGGGGGCGAAAGTCTTATTGCCCTGTTTGTGGGTCAGAAGCACCAATAAGGAGGAAAGAAGATGATGACGCGATGTGATTTGCACGAAGTTGACGTTGATAGGCGCGGGTGCCCTTGGTGCCAGTTAGAAGAGGCACAAGAACAGGTGGCAATTTATAAAGATCAGCGGCAAGACTGGTTTGATGAAGCTGAAAAGCTGAGAAACGAAAAAAGAGACCAAACTGATTATGATGGTCATGGTGATAGTTGCGATTGTGGCGAATGTTATGACAAAGCACATCTTGCAGCATTGGTTCGGTCTATGGAACCAAAGCCAAGAAACTGCAACGAAGACTGTCCCGGCAACATTGAACACAGAACCCCAGTGAGTATTATATCACGGACGAATTATCGGCTGGCACACAATGTATTGTCCTTGGCCGCTGACGACGAATGGCTTATGAAAGATGCAGTCTCTTGCGTTATGGACTTAGTAGCTGAAATCGAAGAATTGAAAGAGCGCGTCGAAAAATGGAAAATTTGGCATGAATCTGCTTCCGAGGACGCGAAGAAGTGGCGACGTGATGCGCAAAAGTTTTACGGAGCTTTGCAGGGAATCGCAGAGTATCACGGCACTAAAGATGAAGTATGGGCCAACGATATGAGGGCGATTGCAAAGAAAGCACTGGCCGACAGGCCATAAGCCAAGATGATTATAACGGTTTGAGTTCAGCCGCTTGCCGGCTGCGACGGTTGGTTATGATTTTCCGGGCCATGAGGTAGAAATGCGAATCATCAGGGTTTTCCCACGACAAACGAAGGCAACACCGGTTTACGATCTTGTCAGGATCAACTGTGGCCCTACTCTTTTTGACGAGGCCGACGAAGTTCATGTGTCCGTGGCGTTTACGTGGGACATGCCGAGGGCTGAACAACTGGCGAGAGCATGGCAGGCTTTGCCACCCTGATATAATCTTCCACGTTGTACGGCGTGATGTCATGACTGCTCGGGAACATCACGACACCCTCTCTGGCCGGATAGCTGGTAATCAACGCCCGCTTTGTCAACGCCTCGTCGTGCCAGCAATCACGGTGGCGAAGCCCAAACCGGTTGGCATTGTGGGCGGCGTAGCAGTACAGGCAGTTGTTCGCGCAACCACGACAGATGTTCTCCGTCACTTCCGCCCATTCTGCCGTTCCCGTTCCCTTTCTATCTGCATCGAAGTCCATGGTATACCCTTTCTGATCACTCTGGATCTGGTTCACTTACGATCCCGCCAGGAAACTGCCGGTCAATCATGGCCTCTACCTTGCCCATGACCCGCGCCATTGCCTGGCGCTCGGCCTGCTGGAATTGAATCACCTGCTGCGCTGCTTGCTCGGGGATACCTCTGTTGCCCAGTTCGCGGTCCTGGTACGTTCTGTACGGCCAGCCAAGGACTTGGGCCATTGACTTGATGTCGAGGTTTAGGGAAGTGCGTATGTTTTTTAACTCGGTTGAGATCATTTTATTCGCACCTACTAAAGTGGAAGATTCAACTGCTGTTGTACTGCATGGATCCGCTCGCAGGCGATATTGAAGTATCCGCGGTCGAGTTCAATTCCGATGAAGTGCCGATCAAGGTTCATGCACGCAACTCCTGTGGACCCGCTCCCCATGTAGGGATCCAGTACTACGTCTGGCATTCCCGCCAACTGAATGCACCATTGCATAAGGGCTACCGGCTTTTGTGTTGGGTGATGCTTTGCGCCGTTCGACACATTTTCAGCCCCAGCCCGGACGATGCCACGCCAGAGATGCCGGTATATCCGACAGACCACGTTCAGATTTGTCCATGCCAGTTCACAATCTGAATGGTTGTCGGGTGTCGTGTGGCACTTTTTATCCCAAACCAGCCACCCTCGAGCATCCGGTAATCTGGATCCGAAATGGTTGCCGCCCCAGAGAATAACCTTCGGGAACTTCAACAGCGGCGTCGGGTCAAACGGTTGATCGTCTCCGATTATGTTGTTCCACTTGCGATCGGCCTGCAGACCATCACCTTTGCCCCATTCGAGCCCGCCTTTCTTCCTCGTTCTATTCTTGGTAAAATCAAAATTGATACCGTAAGGCGGGTCACTGATACAGGCATCTGCCTGGATCCCTTCGATCACCTCGAGGCAGTCACCGTGATAAAGTTCAGCATTTCCAATAACTATCTTTTCCATCACACTCACTCCACACACGTCAACGGCAACTCAACCGCCCGCGTCGTTGATCCCGCACCGAACCGAGTTGGCCCGAGCTTCACCGAACCCGGCAACCTCGCCAGCATCACCCCCCATGACTTCGCCCACGGGGTCTTTTCCAGCAACCGCTCCAACTCCTTATGACTGTTCGACACAGCAAACGTCTCACCCGACGCCATCACCCTGACCCCATGCCGGCGCAGTACCTGGTCCGCCTCGTCATACGTCACGCCCGGGTGAACCGACATAGCAGACTTGGCGATCACCAGCAGTTCCCCGATACTCAGATCGTACGTCTGCCGCGACCCCTGGACCTTCAGAATCGACTGCAGGATCTTCGACAGGCACCGGTTCTCGTCGCGTGAGTCCTCGGAAGGACGGTGCTCGTCCCAGTTCTGCTTGTCGACCCACTCCCGGGCGGCCTCCTTGGACAGTTTGGCGGTACGGTAGCACGCATATGCCCCAGCCAGCAGGGCGCCCATCTGATCACCCGTTCGCCGGGACCCCAGCCGCTCAGCTACGGCATCGGAAAACATGGCAGCGTTCGCCCGGATGGTGGGGATCAGGATGATCATCCGGGCCCGGAACGACTGGCAGTACTCCTCCGTGAAATTGGCGAACCGGAACGCCTTGATCTCTTCGAACCTGCCCGGGTCGTTGTTAGGTACCAGCGTGAGCACCGATATCCGGTTAAGGTCCGCCTGTTGTACTGCGGTCACCCCGATACTGCTGAACATGAAACAGCTGCGGATTTTGTACCCCACGGCCTTGCCCGACGTGCTCCCCTTATATATCGACCCCTGACCTTCCGAGCTTGCCTGCCGCGCAAGCTCCAGTATCCCCTGGATTCGCGCTTGCGCCTGCTTATCTTCGCCCTCTGCCTCGTCGAACACCACCGGCCGGGAGTCGCTGGCCAGTTCCTGCCGGATCCCCGCCTCCGAAGTGTTCCCCAAGACCTGAAACGCTATGGGCCCCAGCATGGTTCTGACGATGTTCTCAACCGTCCATGATTTGCCGGCGCCGGAACCGCCCGACAGCCACATATGAGGCCGCCAGTCCAGCGCCCCGCAGATGGGGGCCACGACGCACCAGCCGGCCAGCAGTAACCCGTGAATCGGTTTCTCCCAACTGAGCATATTGCAGAGCGTGGCCAGTTTCTCGGCCTCGTCGTTATCCAGCGGACGGGCCTCCGTGTTGTGCCGGAGTGGCGTCGACGCCTGGTAGATGTACCGCCCGGTCGGTGACTTCAGGGGCGCCGGCTTGCCATCGATCATCAGCCCGTCCCCGAGATGTAGGACCGAATGCTTGCCCTCTGCCCATGCCCCCCGGCCGCGCACCCTCGATTCGTCGAAAATGCCGACGCTCTCCGAGAACCTGACGAGAGTGTTGTGGGCCTGCCCCCAGTTAGCACCATTCTTGCCGGGGAAATGTGATTCCCACCATTGGAGCGGTGCCAAGGATAACAGGTGAGATTGGCAGTGTTGACCGGGCTGGAGGGCAAAAATCTGCTGTGCTTTGTGCGGCAGGTAGTAGTAGACGCCCTGGTCGTACCCGAGGCATGAAAACGGGCTGCCGTCGTCCTGGAGGGGGTGGGCAAGGAGATCATCGTCAAGCGCCTCGTCACTCTCGGGGATATCCTCGATCGGTGGGGCCTCTACCTCGGGCGGCGGATTCAGCGCATGGTCGAAATGTCGGCGGATAACCTCGGGGCCTTCGAGCAGAGCCAGGTCATTGAAATCGGTCGGATGCGTCGTGGTATCCTGGAAGCATGGCACCACCAGCACACCACCGACAGTCTGGACCGCCTCAGTCGCCCGGACCACCCCGATGTTCACGCGCCGTTTTCCGGCCACGTTGCAGGGCACCCGCTTGTACTCGATGCCGCCACCCTCGGCGGTGATCTTGCACCAGGCGTCATTGTCCGCGGCGATAATGATCTTTGCGTCAGGTTTCTTCGACCGGACCACCTCGGCCACCGCCTGCAGGTTGCCGGCGTCAAACGCCACCAGGACACAGTAGCCCGTGGCAGTGTGAATGCTGGCGGCCGTCGCGTATCCTTCACAGATGACCACGGGGTCGGTCATGCCTCCGATGCGGAAGCAGTTGCCTTGCTTCTGCGTGCCGGTCTTGAATTTCTTGCTGCCGTCCGGGGATATGAACTGAATGCCGTGAATCGTGCCGTCGCCGGATTTCACCGGGATCATCAGGGCGCCGGCATCGTCGCGGGTCCGGTACAGGCGGGCATCGTGCGGGGGGATCTGCTTACGGACCAAGTACGGGTGGTCGGCGGGAGCCGGTGGAGCCGATTGGAATTTCTCCGCGCACCAGTTGCGGCAGTCCTCGGCAATCTTGGCCGCCTCGGTTTCCCGTTGGCGCTTCGCCTCCTCCATCCTCTTGGCGTAGGCGCGTTTCTCTTCCGGGGTCAGCGTCTTGGTGACCTTGCCGCACCACGTTTCGGAGATGCCCCGCTTCCAGCAGCCGAATGCGCCGGCCGGGAGGTCCGTATCGTCGTAATATACGTACCAGGAGTTTTTCGATTTCCGGTCGTGCTCGTTGGCGTAGCGGTGGAGTTTCCCGTCTGTCTGGATCTCGGCCGGCGGGTCAATGCCGGCATCGTGCATGGCTGCGCGGAATGCGTAGAGTGGGTCCATTTGTGGTGCCCTCCTGGGCGGAATTAAAAAATAAACGAAGGCTGTTCTTCTCTGTAAGGCACACCTATATAATTTAGAACATTCTTCAGACCGAGTTTATTCATGCAGTAGTTGTGAATCTCGGGGTGCGTGCGTTCCATCATGACAAACCTGTTTGGCGACTGCTCCAGGTGGGCACCGAAAGTGCAGAACATGCAGCCCGTTCGCTGGACTCCGCTGAAACGCCATAGACCTCCCCCGCTCTCTTCCTGTTTGCCGTAGCAGGAAGCAACCTCAATGTTATTTTCCCGCAAATACTGAAGCACATGCTGTTCCGTCCAAAAGATAATAGGGGAAGACACCGGATTATTGTTGCCATAGGCGTTGCAGCCGTATCGGATGTAGTTGTGCTCCCTCGCCCCTGACTCATCGGATGTGGTGCCGATGAACGGGGCACTTCCCGTCTTGGCTGCGAACTTTCGCAACGGGTTCACCTTCATGACCTTGCAACACTTATGACTGATCTTGAAAGGCGCATCTTTCAGGTAAAGCCATTTGTCGCTGATTTTGGACATCGGGGAGTGTGTCCCATCGGCTCTATAACCCGTAGTCCGCAGACGCACGGTGTTTTTGTTGCGCTCGGTCGGTCGCTGGATCTCGGAGATGTACTGCGCCATTTTTTTGGAAATCACCGGCCAGCCGTACTTTTCGATGACCTTGTTGAAGGGCATATCCGGTTTCAGGAAGATGACGTTGGGAGTCTTCGCGTTGAGCGCCCGCACCTCCGGGTATTCGAGCCCGGTGTCAACAAACGCTCCAGGCACCTCCGGGTAGATCGTCCGAACCAGGTGGAGCAGCGCGTGGCTGTCCTTTCCCCCGAGTGAGACATAGACGTTGCCGTCCCAATACTCGTACCACAGCCTAATCCGACGCAACGACATCTGTACCAGGGCGGTCAACGGGAGTGATTGACGCTGCCGCAGGAAGGCGGTCTTTAATTGTTGTTCGGAAATATCCATTTGCGCCCTCTCACAACAACGAAACACTACAGATCGCCACAGCCTCATCAACCGTCCGTGCAATGCCGGCAAGACCTCCTGCAGCGCGGACCTGCTGGATGAAATTCTTCTGGTCGTCCGTGGGCCGACCGGTCGGAGTCTTGACTTCGACGGCGCAGAAAATCGCCAGGGTTTTGCCGACCATATCCGGGGTGATTTCGATTGATCGCCAGCCGATTAAATCCGAAGATCCGGGACATAGGCCGAATTGCACACGCCGACCGCCAGTGACGTGGAAATCTCCGCCCCTCGGTCCCTGCGTTATCTTGTTCGCCATCAGCCCGTTGCCGACATTATTCCGGAATATCCTACACCGGCCATTCCCCAACGCCAGCATGATTTCTGTCTGAATCGTTTTTTCCGTCATCCCATCCCCCCTAAAAATTCAATCCCGCACTTTCCGGCCTGCGTCGGCCCTGTCTCTGCTCAAACCTGATCCGCGCCCATTTCCGCCAGCCGGCGTACCCGCGGGCCTGCCCCAATCTCTCCCAGTCGTCCAGGGTCTGGCATCGCCCCTCTTCCCGCCCCCGGAACTGCTTGGCCTTCAGCTCCTCCGCCTTGGCCAGTCGTTCCGCGTGCAACTTCTGGTCTATCTCGTGGAGTTCCCCGGCAACCTCTTCGATCTGGCGACCTTCCGGCTTGTATTCATGGCCGCAGAACGGACAGCGGGGCTCCGGCATGTGGACGGCATAACACTGCGGGCACTGCTTGACCTTCAGTGTCGGCTCATCGTCGCTGGATTTCTTGCGCTTGACTTCGCCGTCGAGAGACCATTCAATGTCGCCCTGGGGGAGCCCCAGGAAGTGCAGTCCGTGCCGGTCGATGTTGCCGACGTGATCTAGAATGGTTGCATGTTCCTTGCCGGGATACACGCGCAACGCCCGGCCTATCTGCTGGAGCACCAGCGACAGGGACGCCGTGGGCCGCAACAGAATGGCTGCCCCGACCACCGGGACGTCGGTCCCCTCGCTCACGACGTCGCAACTGGTCAACACGTGGAGGCCACCGTTGCCGAGCGCTGCGATACGGTTCTTGCGGTCAGTGTCGTTCATGTTCCCGTCGATGCTGGCTGCTTGGAAACCTGCCGCCCGGAACTGATCCGCAACGTGTTCGGCATGGGCAATGGAAGCGCAGAATGCTATGGCTGGCACCCCGTTGCAGATCTTGCGGTAATGCTCCACCGCGCTGCCGGTGATGACCGGCTTATCCATCGCCGCGGCTACCTCGCCCTGCTTAAACTCCCCGAACCGCTTGTGCAGGTTGCCCAGGTCGGCGCCAACCGGTGGAGCATACAGACGGGGCTTGGAGAGATACCCGCGGGTGACCAGGGTCGAGAGGGTGGGACCGTTCACCATGGAATCGAAGTGACCGCCGCAATGAGAACCCATGCCGCTGCCGTCGAGCCGTGCGGGCGTGGCGGTTACCCCGAGGATCTTTGCCGCCGGGAACGCCTTAATGATGGTGTCCCATGAGTTTGCCCTGGCGTGATGGCAGTTATGGACTACAAAGCCATTGGCCACATAAGTGCGTAATCCCTCAACTTCAAAATTGTAGACGTAATCTGCTGCCGGCATTCCTCCAGATTCTCCAGAACGTGTTTGTTCTTGAATCTCAACACTGTCCACCCTCTGCCAGCCAAAAGGGTTTCCTTCTTCCTGTCTTGTGCCTGTCTGATAAGTGCCCCGTGCGAATACCCGTCTATCTCTATTGCCAGCAAAATTGACGGCACGGCCAAGTCGATTTTGTAATGATTTGGGTACCCGTTCCCGCCCATACCGGTTGTAAAAATATACTCCGGGATCAGTAACGGCACTGAATCCAGTAGCATTTGCTGCGGCGCAGATAGGGGCTTTCCGTTCCCGCCCTGTATTTTGGGCTTGTGGTTTATTGCTCGAAGAGATCGGGACATCTTTTCCCGTATTTCTGGCCTCGACATGGGATTGTTTTTGGCCATTCGTTCCGACGCATAGGCGCGATTTGTTTTCGCCATCGTTTTGCTTGAGACGTCTTTGCAAAACGCTTTTGTGCATTCCGTGGAACAGTACACTGGCCTGCCCGTATTTGCGCGGGTTCTGTGGCTTCTTACTGTGACCGTGAACTCCTTTTTGCACCAATGGCAGATTGCAGTGATAGGCTCCATTCGCGCCTTCGCCGCGGCCCCGATAGCCTTCATGCCACATTCTGGATTGCAGTAAACTTTTTGCCCCTTTTTGAACCTTGAAATGTGTTGAGACTTTGTTACCTCGAACTTCGTCTGGCAAAACGCGCATTTTGCAATATACATGGTCGCCCTCCTTTATGTCGCCGGCAGATATCCACCCTCTCTTTGTCAGAAACGGGTGATTTGCCGTAGCCACCACACTATTGCACAATGTTGATACTTTCACAAGCCCGGTTTTTGCGGTGCGCTTAAATGTTCTGACTACTTTCCGAGGGTAGAATTTACCATCACTTTCCGACCAAGCATCAACAATATCCCCTGCCTTGATGCTCTCTATTGGAACCATGTTTGGCGATATCAACGTCCCCGCAGGGAAACATTCATCGACTATAATCAATTGTGGAGGTTGAACCTTACCCAACCGACGCACAAGGGTCTGGACGCTGGCGACCTGAACATTATCCCATGTCGGAGTATGGCCGGGGGAAATGATCCCGTGGTCAACGCCGATCTCAGTGAGCGTGGCCGATGTCTGTCTGACGAGCTCCTGCCGGTGGACGAGGACCCACACGCGATTGTTGCGTTTTACGGCACCTTCCGCAATATGGCTCAGCACGACCGTTTTTCCCCCGCCCGTGCTCAACTGATACAGCACAGCCCTGTCACCCTGCCGGAAGTGTTGGCGCAGCCGGTTCACATCGTGGACTTGGTAGTCTCGGAGTTTATATTTCATCCCGCCCCTCGTGGTATCGATATTGCACTTTCTGCTTTTGCGGCAGAATTATCCGAACCTTTTCGTCGGATCATTTCAGCCAGTTACGTTTTGAGGCCCGCTCTAGTGGCGGGTTTGCGTTGGTGTGTTAGGCAGCCATTGCCTTCCGTGTAATCAGTAGTTATCTGAAAAACATCTCGTACTCTGAATCGGTGAACTCGCACGGTTTCTTTGCAATGTAGCTGTACCGATAGCGAGGAATCCAGAACTGCCACCAGCGGGTGCGGTTCGGGTTCGCCCAGCAAGCAACGAAGTTTTTGGGGCAAGTAAATGTGTCCCGCGTCAAGAGTATGTGTCCTTCTGGTATCTGAACTGAGTTTGCCATTATTCCTTGTCCTCCTTCGGTTTACAGTTGTTGCAGGTATGCCCTGCACCGCCCCATTCTCCACACTGCCCCCAATGGAACCCGTGGCCACACTCGACACAGAACCCAGCGTCAGAGTGGTCAAGGTCCTCATCGCAAACTACACACAGCCCACAAGGCATGTCGCCCATGATCTGATCCTTTCCACCGATGGCAGATAACCATCGGCTGTTACGCTCAGGGCGCAAAGCCTCAAGCCGTTATCCCGCAATATCCTCCAACTTAACCCCCAATTTCCTGGCAATAGCCTTAGCGACATGCAAATTCACATTGGCGTGATCCCCCGCCTCAATCTGCGTGATCCGTCTCCGGCTCCGGAAATCCGCAGCGTCAGCGAGTTCCTGAGTGTCCAGGCCCTTAGCTTCCCGATATTTTTTTATCTTCGCCCCATCGACATTCATGGCAACCTCCTATTTTTGAAAACGCTAACACGAACCCAAACAGATTGCAAGTAATTATTTCGCGTAAACATGAAATTATTTCCTTGACAGTGACACGGCCCCGTGGCATCGTTTACGAAAATTCAAAACGGAAGGAGGTGAGCAGGATGGGCAAAATGAAGCAGTTCCCCAAGGTTAAGGTGGTATCGGTGCGGTTGACGGATGATGAATACTCCATGCTGGAGAAGAAATCCGTCATCTGGGGTGAGTCAATCAGCGAAACCATGCGCTACGCCGTGAACGAACTGTTGTCTTTGCGTCGCCACGTCCCACAGCAATGATCACCGTCAACGATCCGCATTGCATCTGGTACGATTTCGAGCAGGGCTCCGATGAGTGGTTGCAGGCCAGGTGTGGATTGCTCACGGCTTCCAGGATGGCCGACGCCATGGATATGAAGAAGTCCGGCGGGGAATCGGAGAAGCGCAAGAACCTGCGCATGGAGATAGTCGCCGAGCGCCTGACCGGCAAGCAGGCTTTCGTTTTCCAGAACGGAGCCATGCGATGGGGCACCGAGCAGGAACCGTATGCAAAGCTGGCATACCAGGAATTTACCGGCCGGGAGGTGACGAATTGCGGACTGGCGGTCAGTAAGAGCATTGAATTGTTCGGTGCATCTCCTGACGGGCTGATCGGTGACGATGGCCTCCTTGAAATCAAATGTCCCACGTCACAGGTCTATCTGCAGTGGGTCATCGATGGAGTTGTGCCAGAACAGCATCAGCCGCAGATGTTGGCACAGATGGCGGTCACCGGTCGGAAGTGGTGCGAGTTCGTGGCCTACGACCCCAGATTTCCAGCCGAGAGGGATCTATTCATTCGGCGGTACGAACCGCGCCACGGGGAGATTGCCGCAGTAGAAAACGCAGCCCGCCAGTTTCTGGCCGAGGTCGCTGCGATGGAGCAGATGTTTTTGAACGCAAAATTATTTTGAGGGAGGAAAGTATGAGCAACGAAAATTTACCAGAAGTATCAACCGTCACGGCCATATCCAAGGTCGACAATGGCAAGCCCGCCCTGTTCAACCCGGCGGTGTTCGACCAGGTATGGAGAGCAGCCAAGCTGTTTTCTTCCTCCGATCTCGTCCCGGCCACATACAAGGGTAAGCCCGAGAACTGCTTTATCGCTATCGAGATGGCCGAACGGATGGGCGTAAACCCATTCGCAGTCATGCAGAACCTCGCCATCATCCAGGGTCGGCCGGCAATGGAGGCGAAGTTAATCATTGCCCTGGTCAATGACTCTGGCCTTTTTGTAGATCCGCTGGAGTACGAAGTTGTTGGCGATGATGCTTTCGCGCAAGACTACAAGGTCAGAGCCTTTGCCGTAATGAAAAAAACGGGGAAGGTGTGTTATGGGCCATGGGTCGATTATCGGATGGTGAAAGGCGAGGGATGGCTCGACAAAGGCGGTTCCAAGTGGAAAACCATGCCGTCAATCATGTTCATGTACCGGGCTGCCAGTTTCTTCGCCAAGGTTTACGCACCCAACATTACTATGGGAATGCAGACAAGAGAAGAGATGGAGGACACTATACCACCAGCAGTGCAGCATATCCGCAACTCTCCTATTGACGACCTGAACGCAGCAGCAGCACAGATTGAGCACAATGAGCAGTCATCAGTGCCTGCCACCCGCGAACGCGGCAAACCATCCCCAGGCAAACAGCGCCGGACCGCCGCCGAGGTCGAAGAGGACCGCCTGGCAGACGAGGCTGATGCACGGACGACCGAGCACACGGCGACCGAACCGGCGACCACCGAGCAGACCACCGCGGCAGCCGTAGTTGACGCCGTTGCCGAAACCGTCGACCAGACCACCGGGGAGGTTATGGGAGGCGAGCCGCTGCCGAACGTTGACACTGAAGACGATAACTGGCCGGACCCGCCGAATGGACCGGCTCCGACAGGGCCGCAGGAAGATCTGTTTTAGGTTTCACTCCGGGAGCATGGTTGTCTGCGCGAGTGACATAGTAGCAGTACGTGTGCGGTCGATGGTTCGATTCCATCACCCCGGCGCCAATTTTATCTGAGGAGGAAATCATGAAAATACACATCAACAATTACAGGGGCGTGTCATCCGCCGACATCGACCTAAGCCGCATCGCCCTTGTCGCCGCCCCGAACGGTTCCGGCAAAACGTCCGTCGCCCAGGCGGTGGCCGCCGTCCTGACAGGTGAGGCAGTCCCGGTCAATGGCGTGAAGAAATCACAGGCGGGGCTGCTCGTGAGGTCCGGTACGGCGGCCGGCGGTGCCACGATTACCACCGATGCCGGCACAACGGAAATCAAATGGCCGGGAGCATCCAGCAAGGCCCACGGCGCCCCCCCTGCCGCGTCAGTCTATGCCGCCGGCTTACGATCGATCGTCGACCTGGACGACAAAACCCGCATCCAGGTGCTGACGGATTACCTGTTGGCGAAACCGACCAAGGCGGATCTGGAGAAGGCGCTGGCGCCGATGAACCTGCCGGCCGGCACAGCGGACAAACTCTGGGCGCTCATCGAGTCCACCGGCTGGGACGGGGCATATAACCAGGCGAAAGAAAAGGGCGCCAAGCTCAAAGGCCAGTGGGAATTCATCACGAACGACAACTACGGCGCCAAGAAAGCCGATACATGGATACCTGCCGGCTACGACGCCGCCCTTGAAGGAGCGGCCGAGGACACGCTGAAGGCCGTCATCACCGATGCCCGCGACGCGCTGGAGGCTGCCATTGCCACCAACGCCATTGACGGCAGCGAACGGCAGAAACTGGCGGAACTGGCCGGCATGGTACCCGAGCGCACGGCCGCAGTCGAAGCAGCCAAGGCGGTGAAGGTTGACGACACCGAACTACAGAACCTGAAGCAGCAGCTGGCGGACGGCCAGAAGATGGTGGCGGACGGTACCCGGATAGTCGAAGATCTCCGCGCCGAGGTCAAGCGGCTCGAAACCCCTGCCGAGAAGTCGCACCCGTCCGATCGGATGTTTTGCCCGGATTGCAAAACGATGCTGTACGTGTCCGGCAAGGTCCTGAAGAAAGTCGAAGCCGGCACCCCCGTCGACGAGAAGGCGCTGAAGGCTGCCCGAGAAGAACTGACCAAGGCAGAGGCCACCCTCTCCGCCGATACTGAGGCGGTACAGGCCATACGCGACGCCCACACCAAGGCCAGCGATGCGAACGTGTCGGCACTGTCCGCACGGGTCCGCGCCATCGACGAGGCAGAGCGACTACTGAAGGAGAGCCTGGACGCAAAGGCAAAGCTCGACGAGCAGGCAGCGGCACCACAGGGCAAGGCGGTACCGGTCGAAGAGTGCCGGGAGTCTCTGGCCGCTGCTGAACTGCGTTTACAGGCATTCACGGCCAAGCGTGACGCCGACCGGTTGCATGCGTCCATCACGCAGAACCAGGAACTGCTGGCCGCCTTGGCGCCGACCGGAATCCGGGGTGATGTGTTGACCGCCGCGCTGGGGAAATTCAACGGGGTCCTCCAGCGGGTCACCACGCCGGCAGGTTGGGGCAAGGTAGAGATCACGGCGGATTTCCAGACGACGTATGCCGGTACGCCTTACTACCTGTTGTCCGAGTCGGAGAAGTTCCGCGCCCGGGTGGCGCTGCAGTTCGCCATGGCCGCTTGCGACGGGTCACAGGCCGTTGTGGTGGACGGGGCCGATATCCTTGACAAAGGCGGCCGGAATGGTTTAATCAAAGCTGCCAAGGCGTCTGGCGGACCGGTGCTTATCTGTATGACCATCGACACCAAGGAACAGGTGCCGAACCTGGAGAAAGCCGGCTACGGCGTTTCGTACTGGATTGATGGTGGTGTGGTGGGGAGAGTATAACGGGCTACAGATCAGCCCCGACAATCGGTGGCTGAAACGTAAAAGGAGGATAAATCGTGAAGAGCGCAACAAAGGCAATGGTAGTGGGCTGCATCTGTTTGTTATCTGGTTGCTCTGCCGACTGGACACAGTCACAAGCCAAAGCAATCGAGGCGTTGAAACCGCCCGTGATTGTTGTAGCCAATGACCCGAAAGGTGGTGTCTTGTTACGGGGATCAGATGGCAAACTGTACCTTGCCCAATATGACACTTATATGGGGCTAACACTTAAAAATACTAAGTCTGGTGAGGGAATAGTGCCTGCCAGATAACGGCTTGAGGGTGCTGCCGTGCAAACGGCAGCACCCGATGGTTATACATCGAAAGGGCAGGTGCCACGAAGTGCTAGACATCAAATTCAGCTACATTCAGCAGCACGAAGAAACAGGTCGGATCACGGATAGTCGGTTGACTCTTCAGCAGGTTGAAGCCTTAACCACCGGGAGCGTGGTTTATCGGGGCTATACACTTGTGGCAAGGCGGCAGTTTACTGGCCTTCTGGACAAGAGCGGCAAAGAGATTTATGAGGGGGACATCATCAAATATTCAAAATATGTGGACCACGGGCAGTGGGGTGAAACTGTTGATGGTGGCACGGTGCAGGTGACTTGGTTGGCGGAACGTGCGGGATTTTATCCCTTCTACGTGTGGAGCAGCTACAATGACCAACTCAAAACTTGCGAAGTCGTCGGCAATATCTACGAAAACCCGGAGTTACTGACCAAGTAGCCAGAGATGTATAACATCGATTCTCTGGGCCAAGCCGGCCCGATTCCAAGGAGCCACTCATGCCTCTATGCGAAAAATGCCAAAGCGAAGTAACTCCGAAACCGTACGAGCCCGGCTGTCCTCAGTGCGTCAGGGCACTCAAACTTGACGCCAAATGCAGCGAGTGCATCCGGACTGGCAACGGCGTAAAGAACTTCCCCATGTTCGAGGCGGCCGGGTAATGATTGTCTACGTGAGCCCGGGGAAAACGAAGCAGAGGAAAACCGTCCACGCCAGCAATGACTGCCCGATGGCCAAACGGTGGGGCGGGTTGATCCAGGTGGATACCAGCAGCCTGACCGTATGGCGGCGCTGTCAATATTGTTTCAGGGGATACACGCCATGATCTGCCCACTATCCGCCAGAATGACGGCCTCGAAATGCGCGGCCACGCGATCATATACTCCGGGCTGCCATGGCTGTGAAGGTATCGGGTTTCGGATAGTACCGGTGCCGGTGCCAATTGCGCTGTATGAAAAACTGCTAGCATCCTGTCGGGAGCAGTACGGCAAGGAGCCGACCGAGCAGATGGTCCAGGAGGAAATCACCGGCATGCTGCAATCGATTCAGGCGGGGGAGATCCTGATACCACAACATGTAAAGGAAAGGGTGATGAGGGATGAGTGAAGGCAAAAAATTTGATAAAGGAAAACTTGACTGGTCCCTGCTGGATTTCGATCTGGTGGAACCGTTGATACCGGTGCTCATGCTGGGGGAAGATCGGTATGGTTACGAGAACTGGCAGAAGGATTTCGGACCACATTACAGCCGCCGGTTCAAGGCCGCCCGCCGCCGGCACGAACGGGCTGCCCACCGTGACCCGCTGGCCATCAATAAAGACGACGGCAACGTACATCATCTGGCTCAGGTGGCAATCAACGCGCTGTTCGAACTCTATCACGCTAGAGTGCAGGCTGGGGAGATCCAAGGTGTCTACGAAAAAACCTGATCCCGCCCGGGCACCAGGGCTCACCCCCGAGCAGATCACCGAAGCCACCCGGCAGGCTTGCCGGCAGGTGCCGTGCTACTCCGCAGAGCGCGGGGTGTCGCGGTGCCCGTTTTGTCCGCATCATAAGAAAGGAGAACAGCAATGAACTCAGTACAGGTACCAGAGGGACACATACTTTTGACGCGTGACGTATTTACTCAACCCATGCATTTTGTCGCCTGCTGGAAGAACCCAAACCGTAGGCGTTGGTGGCAGTTTTGGGTACCCTACTATCGGTACAGTTACATCACAAAGAAATAATAGTTCATTCGAAAAAATCCGCCACGGGGAGGAGGGAGCCCCGTGGCGGCGCCTGACTAAGAGGCCATCCTGTTATTTCCCTACCTTGAAGTGCCAGTTGACGCGACCGTTGATCGTTGCAGCCCGGTTCGTGCTTTCCCCGGTGAACTCCGTCTGGCCGGCAGTGACGCCGATGTCGTAAGAGTCGAGGTGGCCGCAGCCGGATATAAGAATCAGCAGCAAACTACCACATGCCATTTTCACGCGCTTTGCCTCCCCCGAACAGAAATGTGGCGTAAAACCACCGCCTACCCTGCCATTTACGCCCCTCTTCGGTCAGCACGTCCTGCAACACTTGGCTACACTGCCAGTTGGTAAGATTGGTACCGTCGTCCCACTTGCCACGGTAACACAATTCATCATGTATCCACCACCCCCGGCTGGTAATATCCATTGCGCCGGTAGCCCCATCAGATATGCGCCCCTTTGGAATGCTGATGGTCTTCTTGTACCGTGGGGAGTAATACACTATCGGTTCGTTGAGTACATACTTGCCGTCGCTGCGAATAGTCTGAGAGATTGCAAACTTTTTCACTTTACCCCTCCTGCCATCTTCGCCTTTGCCAACCGTGCCACGTCGACACCAAACAGACCGCCCAGACCGCCGACCGCAGCAGCAGCCGCCAGTATTTTCCAATCCAGCATCCCCATCGATGCGGGAATGGCAGCAGTGCCGATAGCTCCGCCGACGAACTTGGAGGCGTCAATGGCCGCTTTCTTGGCTATGGCTTTCGCTGGTTTCTTGTTCATGCGATAATCTCCTTGATTTCTTCCTTGCTGAAGCCATCCCGCGTGAGCCAGCCTACCAAAAACTGTTTCTGGCTAGGCTTATCTGCTACTACCTTAAGACGGTGTGCCTTGGCATGTTCCCTCGCTTCAAGGAGCAATTTGGAAGCGTCAGCGGCATTTATCGCCGCAATGGTCTTCGGGCCTATGCTGCCATCATCTTCAATGCCAAGGGCGCGTTGAATCCACTTGTTGCCCCTGCTGCCGGTATTTACGGCCCAATCGTACATCTGGTTTGCCACGGTCTGTGATCCCACCAGGTCGAGGCAGTTTGCCTGCCAGAAATTGGCCCGGTAGAACTCCAGAACGAGCTTTTGAAGGGAGGGGATATCCTCAAGCTGCTTGTTGATGTACCGCGCCCAGTTGCGGTATTCTGCGGAACCGTAGGGCGGTTGGTTGACAGCCGCCGCTAATGTGTTCTTTACGTATTGCCAACCGCGCCACGTCGTATGGTACTTAATGGCAATTCCTTTGTAGGTCATGCCGCCAACGTCAGCTGGGTTGTTTGCGAACCCGCCTTCATTACCCATTGTTAAATCGTGCGCTACCTCAAACACAGCCATGTGAGCACCCCTTTACATGCTTGTGAATTTTCGTCAGGCGGTCTATGGCCCTGATGGACGTCATTAATGCCTCGTTGACCTTCTCCATTGTCGCCGGTGTCAACACTTCTCCCCGAGCCATTTGGAGGGCGGTGTTACAGCGTGTGAAGCCAAGGAGGACCGTTGCGATGTCTTTTTTGAGGTCATCTTGCTGTTCAGGCATGTTGCCTCCTTGTGCTTGATGCACCGGTCAAGGTCGTTAGCCGCAGGACACTCCCCGCCTTTGCCGTCATTCGCATTCAGGCATGGACCCATCGGCCGCCCCCTGGAGCAATGGCCGGTTGGCCGGGTTGATGAAACAATCCGCACACTGCATCATGCCCCCGCACTGGCTATCTTGCCGTGTCTCTGGACAGAACATTTTGTAGGACCTCCAGAAAAATTTTGTAAGACTCTATCCTACATCATGTTAATGTCAAGTATTTAATATTCCTATCCAGCAGGTATCCACTTGATGATTGCCTTGACCAGATCGTAATGATAAGCCATGTCGCAGACGGTCCCGACCATAGTCATCACTGCAAGGGCCACGGCTATTGATATTGCCGGTCTACTGGTCAGCACGTCGATGAACCCGGTAATTTTTTCGAGACGCTCGTTGATAGTGTCAAGGGATTCCCTGACGCCCAGTTTGATGCCGGCGCCGTCTCTCCCTACAAGCTGCTCAACCTCCCTGATCCTGGCGAACACTTCGTTGAAGTTGGCCTTGGTGTCAGCAGCAGCGTCTTCCAGGTGGTCGATCCTGGCGTCTTGCGCTGCGAGTTTCCCGAGTGCTTCGACAATCTTTTCCTGGCCGCGCTCTACGGCCTCCAGGCTGAAGGCGATATGCCTGATCATGGGGTCCTGCGGACAAGGGTCGTGACTGGGCATGGGCTTGCCTCCTCGGTTGTTGTGGGTCGTTAAGTCCATGGCAGGACGTTTGCCACATGGCAGCGTAGAGGATGAACCCCGTCACCGCCTGTAGTCCAAATGCGTAGATTACCCGGCGCATAGGCGCTGCTTCGCCAGTTCTTCTATTTCCGCCCGGCGTCGGCAATACAACTCTGCTTCCGCCAGCATGAGTGCCTTCAGCCACTTTCTGCGTTTATCTGCGTCCATAACTCCCCCTACTGTGCCGCCACATGATGTAGCACCAGCGACATGTGGCCCAGTGTAATGTTTCGTGCTGCCGTGTGGTTCTGCACGGCAAGCGATATTTGGTCGTTTGCCGCTAGGGACAAGATAGTCTCGCAGCCAAGGTTTTCCGTTGTCGTAGCACTCCCCGCTGTCGTATGACCGTGGCAACTCTCCTGCGCTGTTCCGTTGACCATGACGCTAATCGCCATCTCATCACCAGCCGCGCCGGACTTTGCTGATCCCCGAGCGGAGATAACGTATTTCCCTGCGACCGGCACCACCAGATAATGGTCCGAATGAGTAACGCCCGTGAGCTGCCCCGCCGTGAAATCCGTCGCGCCCGTGTCCACCTCGTACCATGTGCCGGAAGAGGCAACGGTGATCGTGGTTGAGGTGTTGGAGTACATGTTACCGGAGGGGAGGCCGCCGCCGTTGGCAAAATATGCCGATTTACCATCTATCACAAGCCGTTCGGCCCTGGTAACGCTGGATTCACCGGGAACTGTGGTCTGAAAATATAATTTTGACCCCGAGGTTGTACCCGACCAGTTTTCATTGCCGTATGCCGCTATACCAGCACTGCTACTGATAGTGTGGGCGTTATCTCTGGCGCCGCCAAAGATAACGTAGCCAAGCCTGTCTCCTGATGCTATGGCCGCACCATCGTCGGTAAAATAATTCACCCCCCCGCCAGATGCCGCGCCGGAGGCGCCCGTAAATATCCATCTGCTTTGTGACGTCGCCAGGGTGGTGCCTTCCGCGTGAAAGGCACTGGACGGACTTGTAACCCCTGAGCCGAATGATCCGGTTGCCGTTATATTGCCCGTGAAGGCGTTGGTCCCGCTGCGCCCTGCAAGTAACGCATACTGTGAGTGATCGTCATCGGCAAGGCCGGTCAACGCTCCATGATCCCCGGAACCGCCATTACTCCCGGTCAGCACCACGCGATTGGTGTTGGCATTATCAGGGTCTTCACCGATGACCACGAATTTTCCGGCAGCTAAGGTAATTGGGGAACCTATCAAAGTAGGGAACGGGCTAACGCTACTAGTTTGTAGGGTAATGTTGCCCGCGCTGGTATTGGAAATAATAGTCGCCTGCTTGTTGACTGCGCCCACGTTGACTACTGCCCCGGCTGTTGTTACCTCAATTACTGAGTCAGTAGGTTCTATGTATATGGTGCCAGACGTTACTTTGGTCAGTTGTAAACCGGGAATCTCTCCCCAGCTAGAGCTGGTACCATCGTTTGTCAAATACTTACCACTATTCCCAGTTTCAGTCGGGACACTTCCTGAACCGCTGAATCGCTTGCCGGATGCAACCTCAGCCCCGTTTCCATCCACAGTGAGGATAGTTGTTGGTGTGGTCGTGTTCTCTGGAGTCGCTTGGAACAGCCACTTGCTGCCAGCATTGGTCCCGCTGAAATCTCCGACCGCTTGCAAAGCGAACAAACCAGACTGCACGAATGATGTCCCATCGTGTCCGTACTCAACAAATGAAAACATGTTATCGCCGTCGAGTATGGCGGTTGGCGAAGCGATAGTGCCTCTTGCCCGTTGAGCTAAATTAGTGGGTTGGCCGCTATTGCCATAATGGAGAGTAGTGAACCCTGGAAATGTTGCCCCCTCCCCTTCGATTATGATATTAGCGGTAGAGTTGATGTTATTGAATTTTTGTGCATAAACAGCGCCGGGGGTACCATTTACCGAGTCTCCGGTAAGATGCCCCGTGAATGTGTTGCCGCCTATAATCCTTACCGATGTCGGGGCGTTGACCAACTGGACAGGGTATGTCTGTGTCTTGCTGGTTTGCGTGTCTGCAATGTGAACGCCCTTGACGGTTACATTGTCTGCCCCGTCGATAACTATGCCGGCATGGCTATTGATAACCAATGCACCATTTTGGCCGCTGTTAAGGATCTGTCCACCGGATATCGTAACCCAACGCGGATAAGAGCCTGCTACATTGAATATACCAATACCAGCTTCACCTGTCCTAGCTATTTGGTTCCCGGTCATTGTGACTTCGTAAGCATCTCCTGCCAGGTCTATGCCATTTCCAGACACGTCATGAATGTCTACCCCCGATATTTGGATGCGCCTGCGTTCTCCTGGATTCGAAGATGAATAAATACCGCTGGAACCAAGAGAGTCATCGACAGTGTTGGTCCCTCCTCGCATATGTCCGCCCAATATCTGTGTGTCAAAGGCTCCAGGGGCTATCAATACAGCATCGCCCCATGAACCATTGTAATCAAAATCATTGTTTACTATCTTTGTTGATGCACTATCTGTCCACACGCCCAATGAGTAAGATGATTTGTCATTAAGAGCAAATTGGATTTTGCTGTTTCTGACGGTAGCTGTGCTACAGTTGGTAAAATAGAACCCTTTAGGACTTAGAACTGTACGAACATTGTCCACTTCTACGTTGTTTGAATTGGAAAAATATCCTGTAAATCTTGTTCCATCAGGTACGTAAGTCTCACCGTTCCTTATAATGATGTTGCTTTTACCGCTAGACCTGATGCATTCTCCACTCCCACCTATAAAAGATAATCTTGAACTATTCAGATCGATGGTGATGTCATTAACCAATGTGACATAAGATGCGATTTTGCAATCCCCCCTTGAAGGGAGCATCAAAGTAGCACCCGTTGCTGCATTAATAGCCGTTTGGAAGGATGTAGTATCGTCTACGGACCCGTTGCACACCATCCCATGTTCGACACCAAAGACATAGCTAGACAGAGCTTTCCTGTCCGTTGTTTTCATCAACCCTGCTGTGGTTTGATTCGCAAACGGCACCCCCATTCGCGTCTCGCTGCCGGCATCCGTGCAGGTCAGCCCGGAATAGCACCGCAAGATTGAACGCTGCGCCAGGGTATCACCGGCAGTATTCTTGATGCCGTGTGCGCTACCCGGAGGCACCAGAACCCATGCCACACCGCTCCACCGGTAGGTGGTGTCATTCTCCGCGACGTAAGCTGTCATGCTGGACGAGTTGCGGAAGGTGGGACGGGAGTACATCTGGGTGCTGAGCTGGTAATGAACCGCACCACCCTTACCCTCATTGGCAACATGGGTCGGGTAGGTATCTTGCGAATCAAAGGGGCGGATCGGGGCCGCCACGTTGGTACCGGACAGCGCCGAGCCGAGAACCTGAGCAGCGAAGAAAATGCCAATAGTTATCGCCAGTATATGGGGAAAGTGTCGTCGTATCATATCAGTTCCAGACCACCGTGATTGCTGAACCTGTTTGTAGGTAATTGAACTGGCACACGTAATAATTCGTAGTCGATCCGCTGGCGTTGGTGTGCGACACCGTGTTGCAGGTATAATCGGTGAAGCCAAGCCCTCCGACCGTCACACTGTCGAGCGCCCCGAACGAGGTCGGGAAGGCGTAGGTGGGATACTTGCCCCCCGTGCAATCATACGTGATTGTCTTGCCGTGCCCCGAGGCAAACTCATTACTGGGTGCTCCGAGCGCCAGGATCGCCGCAGAATCGATTGACGCCAGAGGCGTGGCCGTCGCCCCCCAGTGCCGCCGACGATAGAATGCAACGGTGGTGTTGCCAGCCCGTGGAGTGGTCCCGTCGGTGATCGATACCGTGTAGGTCCGGTTGCTGGTGATCGACTGTGAGCCATGTGTGTATGTTCTGAGCGCCGTACTGATCGAACCGATACCATTGTCGATGCTCTGGCTGGTCAATGCCGCGCTGCCAAGGGCAATGGTCCAATTGAGTTCAACACTGGTAACGGTGGAGCCAACCTCGTTGGAACTACCACCGGTTACAGATGGACTACCCGGGGCGACATAAGCCAACCCCCGGATCATGCTTGACCAGTGTCGAAACGGACCTACGTTGTCCGGTTTCCCAGTGTGTCTGTTGGTTACATATTCATCAGGGAAGCCCCAGACAGACACAGTCATAAAGAGCATTATGATTATGCATGATAGCCATTTCATGGGAACAGAATACCGTTGGCACTAAGTGCCACCACATTGCCAACCGATGCCGATGCGTAGATCGACCATCCCGGGAGAAGGATATCGTCAAGGGTAAATGGGAGGGACGGAGTGCCATCTGCAGACGGGGTAACCACCATGGTTTTGAACCTGGCGTTGGCATCAGATGTAGCCCCACCAGCCGGGACAACATGTAGGGTGACTGTCACGTCGGTCGCATTGGTGTTCACGAACCGGATAGTCGAAAGTTGCACCTGTCGGATAGACGGATGATTCAGCGGGGCAGTGTAGACTGCCACCAGTGAGGTTGTCAGCAGAGTTCCAGGTATGAGAGGGGAGGGAGTTGGCATTATTTCAGGCTCACACTGAGGCCAATTGCGTAGGCATTTACCCCAACCCCAACCCCTATACCGATAGCCTGCCAGGTCCGGCGATATTCTGAGGGGAGTATGACGGCTATTGCTGTGTGTGTGGCTGCGAAAGTGACGAATGCCGTATTGACCGTGCCGTGACTGGGACGCTCCGTCATGCCGTAAGAATCATACTTGGATGCCTTATCGAGAGCGTTATTGACTTGCTCATAACCGGCGTATGTAGCCGCCAGAAATGCCGCTTGGTAGGCTGTATCGACCCAGGTCCAATCAGCCATGGCCGCCACCGGCACCAGCCACAGGAACGCTGCCAAGATGATGGTTTTCATTTGGCCCCCTTCAGCGCCTTAACCTGTGCGGCCAGATCCTGCACAGCAGATATCAGCAGGCTGGTAATCGCCCGGTAATCAATCGTCAGGTAAGGCTGTCCTTCAGGGTCATCCTTGATCCAATCCATAACGGCATCAGGCAGTACAGCCTGTACCTCCTGGGCGATCAATCCCAGCTCCTTGGTGCCCTTGTTCGGGCGGCCGGCGTGGATGCGGTCGCCTTCTTCATTCCACTGGTATTCTACCGGGTGGAGCAGATCGAGCGTTTCCAGCGCCTTGGATACGGTTTTGATGTTCTTCTTGAGCCTGGCATCTGAAGCCGGCTGGTAATAACTCCCGTGCTGCCCGTCGAGAAGGTCAGCATCCAGACCGGAAGCGGCACCGTCGTTGCCGGCGTGCCAAGCAGTATTAGTTCCAATAGTTACAGACCCGCCACCAGCGTCTAACTCTATGCCTGCCCCGCTACTGGACGAAATTATAAGTTTCGTGCCATCTGTTGCAGAATCCCCTAATTGGGCATATTTGGTGGTTCCTGCATCATCATAGAATTCAATCTTTGATACCCCGCTGACACCCTTTACTTTCAAAGGGTTGGGCAGTGTAGAATTCGCATCGTAAACCGGGATCTGGTTTGCGGCTGGGGTCTGTGAAGCATGAAAACCTTCCAGCATATCGGAATTTAGATTAGTGTTCACCGTTCCGTTGCTTACAGGAACCTGCCCCGATGAGTTCCCGGCGTGGAAGCCATCAACGGTATCGGCATTCAGTGAAGTATTCACCGTTCCGTTAGAGATCGGCAGTGCCCCCGCTCCATTGCCGGCATGGTACCCGTCCAGCTTGTCCGCGTTGAGATCAGTGTTCACCGTGCCATTAGATATGGGGATTTTGCCCGTGGTATTGGCGGCGTGGTACCCATCCAGCATGTCGGCATTGAGCTTGGTGTTCACCGTCCCATTGCTCACCGGGATCTGACTTGAAAGGTTCCCATAGGCGATGCCCCGCTTGATCGTTTTCCCAAGGGTGCCGGAGAACAGGGCAACCTCTCCATCAACCGAAACGGATGTGTCACTCGAAACGTCTCCACCCCCGACCGCTGATATCCTGGCATTGATCGCCGCTTCTGATGGGTAGTTGGTATCACTCCCTGGCTGGGAGATGGTAGTCACCAGGGTACCCTTGGCATCGAGTTCGGCCTCCACTCCGGCGAACCCGGCAGATATGGCGGCAAACTCATTGCGAATTGCCGCCGAAGAACCGGCTGCGTTAAAGGCCGGGACGCCGGTTGCATTGAAATTACGGTTGGCGGCAAGGGCGGTGCATACTGTGGCGAGGGTAATAGCGAGAAAGATTAATCGTTTCATTCCATCCTCCAAAGAAAAAGCCCCACTACACCTCAATAATGAGGGAAGCGGGGCTCTGTTGGCACGGCTTGGTTGGACTTCTTGCGCGGGCGCTCGCGGCGACGGCGCTCTATTTGTGTTAATCCCTTATCATACTATTTCCCTTTCTTCAACTCAAATCGCTGAATGAGGCGGTCGTAAATTTTCTCTTCCTGCCGTTCGAGTTCCTTGGTGCGAGTCCGCTTCTCGACTATGCTCAACGTGTCATCCAGCCGAATAGCATCGATAGCGTCCCGCTTCGCCTTGGCAAGCTTGGCCTGCTGATCGGCTATCTTGGCGACGGCCAGCAAGTCCGCATTCTCTACCTTCAGTTTGCCGGCGGTCTCGAAGTCGCGGGCCTTCTTGGCGGAACGGTATTCCTCCGTGGCTTTATCGGCATCCTTGGCTATTTCCCAGAATATGCGCCGGGTATCCCTGACAGTGTTCTCCCGAGCCAGTACACTGGCTATGGGGATCTCTGCCGTCTCAGGGATGCCGTCATTCGCCACGACCGTACCCAGATCCACCACCTGGCCGATGAACGTAGCAGCACCACCCAGGATGGAACGGGTGTAGAATTTCAGAACTTCCGGGGAGATATCGATCGCCCCAGCGCTGTACTTCGTCCCCCCGGTTGCTTCATTGATCACGGAGGCGGCCGCGTCGTACATTGTGCCCTTGGTACCCCTCCACATATTCTGCGAATCAGGCTTGCCCTCGGAGTCTTTCTCTGGGGCGATGGGATTGCCGAAACTATTCAGGTTCATGGTCGGCGCCAGAATCATCTTGGGGACGGTCGGCATTATCGCCAGCGGCTGCAGTTGTCCATCGTCAGTCACCGGATTGCCGATAGCCGACAGTCCGTCGAGTATCGTACTCGCCAGATTCAGCCCCGTGCGCTTGTCGGCCTTGCCGTGCACCATGTCGTTTATGGCGTAACCAATCCCCACGAACGAACCGTATTCATACGGCAGCGGGATGGTTACCTGCGATTTATCCCCGGTCCTGATCACCAGGTTCCGGTTCTTCGTGCTGCGGGGCACCTTCTCCCATTCGTCGTCATCACCACCACCCAGCATCCTGGCCCACTCGGCGGCCAGGAATCCGACCAGCGCCATCGATCCTACCAACGCCTGCGCCTGGCGCCTGTGCTCGCTCTGTGACAGGGCAAACCATGTCCGGTTGATACCCTGGATAGCCGGGTTGTAGAACAGCCAGAGAGCTCCGATCTGTGCGCCCCACTCGCCGCGCTTGTCAAAGTTGATGGTTGAGTTCTTCGCCGCCTCGCCGGCCTCTGCCTCGCTTTTGCCTTCTTCCACTAAGGTCATGAACGTGGATACCCGAAAGGCGTTTTCACTCACGGCATTCATCGTCTCGATCATCTTCAGGAAGTGACCGAGCACGGGGACCTTGTGAAATTGCGAGATACCGGACTTGGCCAGGGCCACAGTCCGCGCCGCCATGTCAGATCGCCCCTTTGCCTTCTCTTCAGCGAACACGCTGTTGTATGCGGCGATGGCACTGACCTGCTCCCGGTATACCTTCCGGATATCCTCCCCCACCCGCTCCATGGAGTTCAGGTATGACGCTCCAGTCGATCCACCCTGCTTGCGGTACCGGTTCACCCATTGCGACTTGGTGGGGTCGTGCCTCGCCTTCATGAACTCGCGGACGGCGCGGGGGTAATTCAGCGCGATCTTTGCTGCAGTGGCTGTACCGTAGTCACCGGTCAGGTTCACCATGCCGGCGGTGAAGTCCCGGAACGTGTTCCGAATGGTAAACCGGGGGTCATACCCCGTGTAGACTCGCGACAGGTAATTATTGATCTGCTTGCCGACCATGAGCAGGGAGTGCAGGTGCTCCTCCCCCATGCCGGTCAGCGCCTTGGCCGCAATATCGTCGTTGATCTGGATGCGGACCTGGTGGCCGTTGATGTAGGCGTTGATTTCGTTCTCGCCCAGCATCGGAGTGGTGACCCATGCAACGGTGGGATCACTGGAGGCGTGGATTACGAAATCCTCCAGGTCGCTCTTGTCCGGTTTCATCTGCTGGTCGATGTACCGCTCTGCTTCGGCGTCGGTGGAAAATGCCGCCACCGGCTCGCGCTGATAGAAAACCGTGTACTGCGGCTTGTTCTTGAATACCCGGCGCTTCTCGGGCTTACCAATGGTGCCGATCTGGTCGTCTTGTGCCTCGTGGATCAGTTGCGCTACCGACAGGGAGACGTTGTTCTTTTCGATGGTCTTGACGGCCGCCTCCCGGGCCTTGATGATGTTCTCCAGGACGTACTCATCGCGCAGTCCGTGGCCACTCCGGCGCTGCTGCTTGCCGGATACTCGGAGGCCTTTGCCGGTGCGGGGCTCGTTGCCTTCGCCACGGACGGGAACGTAATGCCGGTAGGCGTTATTCCATGCCTCCCGCATCTCGTCGGAGATGATGCCGGCATTCTGTAGCATGTCTGCCGTTTCCCCGCTGAATGCCTGCCACCGGTCGGCCAGTTTCTTGAACTCGGGGAAGTCGGGACGGGCCTTGTACTCGGCCAGTTTCTGCTTTGCGTCGGCATCGGTGACACCGAACGCCAGGGCGTCGGGGTTGTCGTGCAGTTTGCGCATGGCGGCGTTGGCCTCGGCGGTGTGCTGCATCAAGAGGTAATCGCTGATGTCGTCCAGGTCGATCTTGTGTTGCGCTGCCTCTTTAATCAACGGGGCAACCTGATTGTCCATGAAGCGCTTGAGATGGTCGGCAATCTTGCCGTTCATGGTGTAGATGCCGCGGGCGGCGTTGGCCAGTTCGGAGAGCCTGACACCCTGCTGGTCGAGCCAGTCCTGCAGGACCTGCACCCGGTTGTAGCGGTCTTGAAGTTTCCGCCAGGCGCGTTGGGTGGCGGTTTCTTCGGGGAGCGCGCTGGGTTTCTTCAGAGAGAACTTGCTGGTGATATTTACGTCCTCGTCGCTGAAAATTACGTAGTTGTAATTCGCGGCGGGGTCATCTTCCCATGCGATAGATGCTTTGCCGTAGTCCTCCTCGTATGAATCTGCAAGGATTTGTGCTTGCTCTTTGGATTTAAGGGTGTCGGTTGACTTCTTACCATTCGCCCAAGTTACCCGGTATCCACCATTGTTCCGACTCGTCCCGTCCAGGTACTTGATGCCACGGATGCCGAGGGAGTGGAGGTAGGAGGAGGCCCATGTCTCATCAGGGTCGGGCCGAATTGCCCCATTGCTTTTTTCTGCTAGTTCTCTTCCTCGCCCTTTGGCGATTTCTCTATACAGTGTGCTGCCAAGTTTGAATTTGTCTATCTCAGCGGGGTCACTTGTGTTTCTTGCCCTTTCCAAGTAAGAATCGAGATTGCCAAGATACGGTGATTCCTTCAGCGCCTCCTTCACCTTCTCGCTCTGCTCACTCAGCGGCTTGTCCCACAGCAGGTATTCATCCTCGGCCGGGGCTAGTTCGACTTGGTAGAGACGGCCCCTGGCTTGCTTTCTAAGACCATCTATCACCTCTTGCAGTTTTGTGGTGTCGAGATCGCGGAGACTTGCCTTACGGTTCTGAACCTGTTTTGCAGTCAAGGCGTCCTTGCTTGCTGCCGCAAAAAATATCTCGGCCCGCTCATCACCATCAAACTCTCTGCCGGGGAATGAGTTTTCAAGTGTGTCACGAATCGGCAAACCACGCCCCCCACGACTTCCCGACAGCGCGTCCCGATAATACTCCGCTACATCCTTATTCCCCGCGAAGTACAATCCATACCCGTAAGCCTGCGCCCCCTCGCCGGTGCCTATCTGCGAAGTCTTGAACTTCTCGAAGTCATGCGGCGAACCATGCCAGGCTGTCATGAACTGCGTACCAGCCGCCGGCACCGCCACCCCCTGCGCGTTCCGCTTCAGCTTTCCCGACATCAGATCATTGAAAACATCATCAGCCGTGCGCCAGCCCTGCCCCTGGAACAGTCCCTTGACCTTGCGGATAAACGCCTTGATACGGTCGAACAGGAGGCGGGCGTAGCCCTTGGCAATCTGCTTGCCGGCCACATGGTCAGCGAAGGCATCAGCGCGCCGCTCCGAACTGGCCACCCCATCCTTGGCCGGATACTGCCTCTCCAGGATGCCGATGTCCTTTGCCGACAGCAGCCCGAGGGATTCAGCGGCGTGCTGCACTTCATGGTAGCCCGTGCGGTCGGTGGCGCCGTCCATGGCCAGGGTAATTATCGACCGAACCTCGCCCGTGGTGATGTTCTTCACCGACTGGTGCATGCCGGCAATGTTGCCACTGGTTTTCCCGTGGGCGCCCCATGCCTGTTTGGCATCCTCGGGCGGGGAAATGTGGTCGACTATGTTGAGCGTGACCTTGCCGCCGGGGAGGGCCTGGGCAATGAGGGATTGGACGCGGTTGATGGCTTCAGCATTGAGAACCCGCGTGCCAGAGCCAACTGATTCCCATCCGGTCGAAAACTGCGTCTCTCCCGGCACCCCCTCCAGCGCCGCCACAAAAGCGTCCCTATTCTCAGCCGTACCGAAATGGAACCCGCGGATTGCCCCGGCCCCGTTGAATCCGGAATAGTGTCCGCTGTGTCGCTTCGCCAGGGTAAGGGCGGCCTTGTAATCGGCATCGTTCAGTTTGCGCTGCACCGTGGCTACGTAGATGGGGGCACCGGTCTTGGTGTGGTTGAACTGGGCGGATACCACGCCGTCGACATTCGGGGGAGCGGGGAGCGGGGCACCGCTGACGGTGGTTGCTTCCGGGAGTTTGGCCCCGCGGCTTGACAGTATCTCGGCAACACCCGACTCTGCCGGAGCCTCTGGAACGATCCTATCCGGCACGCTCGCATCTTGAATGCGGTCAAAAAAACCCTTGATGGTCGTCTCATCAGTCCAGTCACGCAGAATCTGCGGCGTGGTGCCGTTCTTGTCCAACACCACCACGCGGGTCATTACCGCCGTGCCTGCCCGCTCAAAGGTGACGGACGGAAGGAGGTAGGAGGCGGTGAGCTGCATGTCGTTTGCTGCGCGTTTCTCGCGCTTGCCCTTGGCCTCGATGCCGGAAAGCCGGGTTGTGGGTACCGGCATGTGTTGGCCGTTCGGAAGCTTGATGTGCGCGTACTTCTCGGTTGAACTGGAATCAATGACCTTCGTGATAGTCACCTTGACGCGCTGCTCGAAGATACCTGACTTGCGCTGCTCTGCCGGATCAAGGTAAAAGTTCGCAGTATCCCCTGAGTAGATCGGCTGACCGGCAATCGATCCGACCGGCTCCACCGGTTGCACATCCTCCTCATACAGCCACTTGTCGAACTTCTTATCAGCCGCCGGCCCGGTGGGAATGATCGCCACTATTCGGCCGCCGTCCTTCAGGTGCTTCGCGGCCTTAGCCAGATGGTCGACGGCCGTGCGACCGCCAGACCCGAAAGGCGGATTCATCACGATGGCGTTGTACTTATTGACGATGTTGTGATCTTCGAACGTGCCTTGCACCAGATCCCCGTCGAACACCAAGGCGGCACGGCTGGCCAGCTCAAGAGATGGCTCTATCATTCTCCTCTTGGCATCCTCGGGGAACCAGCGGGCAATGGCGCCGTGGCCGCCAGATGGCTCCAAAACCGAATCACCCGAGCGGATACCAGCCCACTCCACCATCTTGAGCCCCAGCGGTTCGGGAGTGGCGAAGTAATCAGCTCCGACGTCGTTCTGTCGGCCTTTCTTCTGGCCAAAATAGAATGCCGTGGCCCGGTCCCACTCGGTCAAGGCGGAATTCGCCAGACGGTCCCGCTCCTTGCCGCCGGTGCCTTCCCCCTCATGACCAGCCGGGTAGGTGTCGGACTCCTGGAATCCCTCAATGAACGCGTCACGGAGAGCCCGGGCCGACTCGCCCAGCGCCAGGTTTTCGGCGGCACTGGTCCGGTTGGCAATCGTGGTGGCAAATGCGTACCGCTCCCAGTTCGTGCCGGTGTTGAGGTACCGGAACATGGCGTTGCTGGCCTGCCCTATGCGGTAGGTGCGGCCTTCCTGCTGAATGGATGTTACGGGCTTCGTCGGCAGCCCCAGGTTGAACGTGACTCGCTGGGCGCTCCCCGTCGTATCGTGGAGAGAAATACCCGCCTTGCCGGCATCGGATTGAACGATGATCACCTTGCGCGGGTCGTTGTCGTCCTGGAACGCCTGGATTGCCGCCTTGCGGTTCTTGGCTGTCTCGGTGCCGTTGATGATCAGGATGTCGGGGAAGGCCTTCTGCAGCGCAACTAGGGGCGATGGGAGCCTCCCCAGATCCATTTTGATCAGGTCCGGACGGGCGGCCATAAATTCGCGCACGGTTTCCCCGACCGTTGTCGTTACCGGCTGGCTGGAACCATCTGGGTAGTAGCTGAAGGTTCCGGTATCCGCCTGGAGCCCCGTCACATCGAACGGGTTGAACCCGCCGCCCTTGTTGAAATCGTGGAACACGACAACCTGCCGGCCAAGGGCGAGATGATCCTTGATTAGCGGTATGACCGCCTCCGCCTTGATGGCCTCCAGCAGATACCGGCGGGAGAGGTGGTCAAACTTGGCTTGCACTGCCTTAGCCACTGCCCCCATGCGGCGGTTGTCTTGCAGATACTTCAGGCCGTCGTCAATCTTCGACCCGATGGCCGAATCAATCAGCACGAACTTCCGATCATAATCCGAATCCACGTCGAGGATCCGCCCGGAAAGCACCCCCTGCCGCTTCAGCCAGGCGTTAAACTGGCGCTGCATGATGCCGCGGTCTACCTCGGGAGGCGGTTCGGTCAGCTTGTTGTAGCGCATCCGGTAGCCGAAATGCTGCATCATGAAGCGGTCGTAGTTGTTCCCGGAGTTGTACCGCTGGCTGTTGACTTCCGGCCCGTAGCTGAACAGGTACCCCTCGGCGTAATCAATCGATTTCTCATAGGCAAACGGGGTGGCAGAGAGGAACGCAACGCGGGTCCGGTTCTCGCCCTGTGCTGCCTGGACATCGGCGCGGGTTTTCTTGAGGACGGCCTGCCATTCCTGGTCAATAGCGTTGGCCTTTTTCTCCAGGGATTCGGCGGGAAGTTTCAGTTTGCGGGCTTCATTCAGGGCGGCATAGGCCTTCCTGCGGCGTTCGGCCAGGTCGGGGTGCAGCATCTCTGCACGCTGGTACGCACCACCAGGATGGAGGGACAGCGCCTGCAGCGCCTTGGATGCCAGGGAGGGGTTGCCGTCTTTGTTGGAGGAAAGGTTATCGGCCTCGTCGGTGATGATCAGATCCCAGTTCCGCCGGGCAAGGCTGGTGTTCTGGCCTAAATTGGCATAGGTGGTGATAACCGCCCCGCTGCCGCCGTTGTCCTTGGTGTCGTTCAGCTTCTTGAGATCGAGCAGGTTCAGGTTCTTGCCGAGGGTGACCCATGCCGCAATGATATCCTGGTTCGGGGCGACGATGAGGATATTCTTTTTGCCCTTGTTGACGAACCGGCGGGCGATGCCCAGGCCGAGAGCAGTCTTGCCGGTGCCGGTACCGTTGGTGAACATGACCCCGTAGCCGTCCGGCTGACTAAACCGTGCCTCGGCAAAGGCCACGTCCTCGCGCTGGCCCGGGTGGAGCTGCGGCAGGTCGGCGTCAATGCTACCCTTCGCGGCCTTTACTGGTACAGGTCGCTCAACAGTTTTTGCAACTGCTTCTGCTGAGACGGATTCAGCAGGTATTCCAGCGTCCCCAGCATCACCGCTTCGTTCACGCTCGTCACTTCCGGCAGGCTCTGCCTCAGTTCCGGATCGTTCTTTTCTTCCACGAACCGGCTTATCGCTTCGTTCTCCAGGAGTAGCGGTTTCAGGTCGAGGAAGGAGAGAATCAGCATCTGGTTCAAACCCCTCTTGCGAAGTGTCTTGCACTCGCTGGAGTGATTCGCTATCAGTCCCTCCTGGTCGAGGCTGAATGTCCTCTTGGCCCAAGGCGTCTTGAGTTGCTGCGTCTTGGCTATCTCGTTCCAGATCGCCGCGTTCACCATCGGTTTCTCCTCCCTCCAGTATTGTACCATTGCGCTCGGCGTCGGCAAGCTCGCCGTAGAACTTCAGGGCGAACGGTTTGATCTTGGCGCCGAACTTGTCGATCAGTTGCTTTGCGAATGCCTGCGCTGCTTCCTTGAACGAGAAGCCGGCCGCCCGGATTTCCGACCACATGGTTACCAGGTGCGGCTTGAGCCGCTGGTATGTCTCGTCGTCGAAAGCTGGCCCACTGCCCAGCTTGTTCGGGTCGGTGATGCCCTTGAATATCTCGTTGATGGCGTCGGCGCCAGCGTCCACCGCCTTGACTATGTGGTCTTGCATGGATACGGGCTTGGCATCGAACAGCCCCGCCGGTTCCGGGGTGAATGCGTCCATCAGGTCGGACGTACTGGCCCGTTTGCCGCCTTGCTTCTGCACGCCGCCGATGGTCGGGGCGCGTTTGTCGCCCTTGACTGCTACGTCCTGTTTCCAGTCGGATGCGTCGGTGGTGGGTGCCGGATCATAATAATTGCGTCCCGTAGCATAAAGAGGCTCCGTGCGAGTCGCGTCTGATGCCGGCTGGAAATCTGGATTTACGTTGAAGGATATTATTGAATCGGCGTTGACCTCTGCCTTTCCGTTTACGATGGGCGCGACGTTCACGATATTGTGGCGGGCCTGCATCACAAGGTATTCTCGGCCGGTACCATCGGTAACTATGCTGCCATTACCGGGGTGCTTGTCGGGCGTTATCTTGTCGGCGGTGTCAGTCTCACCCCCCGCCTCATCCAGCATCCTCTCAAAATCATCTACGCTGGGTATTTCTTCCCGCGCAGCTCCAACATCTTCTTGGCTGCCTTCAAAACCTGCACTCTCTCTCGCGGTTTCAGCACCTGCAGTGCGGCCCGTATCTTCGTTTTCGCTGGCAATTTCATCAGCTACCCCCTGTTCGGCAATGATCTGGTCAAAGAAATCGAACACGTCGGCGCGGTCGGCCTCTGATACCTCAGATTCTACCACATCCAGTACCGTATTCAATGCCTGCTGTTGCTGTTCGTTAAATTCGTCGAGCAGTCGGTCCTCGTACTCCTTTGCCATGCGGTCGGCTTCGCTGTCAAGGTCCCGCTCGGTCGAGATGGTGGCGCGCCCCCGTGTGTGGCTGTCGATGGCGTCGAACAGGTCGTTGATGCCGGCACTTTCCGGCAGGTAACCGTGACCGACCAGCGTTTCCCGCATCTGGTCGAGGGGTAGCCCGGTCTTCTTGAATACGTGACCGAACCGCCGGGTTTGCGTCAGAACGTGCTTGGCCAGATCCTTGGCGTTATCCTTGACGAGCGAGCCCCATTCCCGGGACGCCTGCGCGGTGTCGATGCCGCCGAGCTTGGAGATGGCGACGATGATGTCGTCCTTCTGGCGGTCGACCTTCGGGGCAGGTTTGGCAGGCTTTGTCTGGATGGTGGCGGCCGTGGACTCGGGTTGGGGCGCTGGTCTCACCAACGGCTTCAGGATGCTCGGGACCACCTTTGGCTGTTCTTCGCCGAACAGGTACATTTCCGCTGAATCCTTGTCGGACTGTGACGGTTTGTCCCGGTTGCGCTTGAACTGCGGTAGATTGAAATCGTCCCCCCTGGCCTCGGCCTCGGCAATGGCATTGTCCATGAACCACTGAGCAACGCGCTTCTCGGAGGCGGACGCCTTGCCATTGGTGGAGAAATCGAACTTCGGAAAAGGGGTCGTTTTCCTGCCGCTGGCCGTCGTGACCACTTCACCGATTGCCAGTTTGCCACCTATCTCGCCCCGTTTTACCTCGCCTTCTTTCTTGCCGAGTTGCTTCGCCTTGGTTGCCATGGTGGAGGGGGCGGGCTGTGCTACTGGTGCTTCTCCTGCAAGTATCGCCCTGGCTTGCTTCATTGCATCAGCAAATGGAAGATGGTTCGGAAGGGCGTCTTTCACAAGTCGTTCGGCTATTCTGTTCGCTGATTGCGGCTTTTCCGGTACGGCTGCTTGTACGTTCGGCTCACTGGGTCCCCCTATCGGCGGAGCCTGGAAATCCTGATAAGCTGCCTCACCGCCGATGATCTGGTTGTACTGGTCAAGCTGGATCTGCAGTTGCATCGCCCGGGCGCTCTCCGGGTCGACGGTGGCCAACTCGGAAACAACCTGCTGCTTGGCGGCGATGGCATCCTCTCGGGAGATTTGCGGGATACCGGACGGCACCGGTGCCTGCCCCGGCAATGGGGAAATGTCACCAAACCTTGCGTTGATGATGCCGGTTGGATCTCCGTTTGCCCCCGTGACGAGGTGAATAGTTTCGTTGTTCGATGCCTCTGGGTAATTGTTCATTGCCCTGGCGTTCTGTAATGCCGCCTGCTGCATACCCTCGGGTGTGCCGTCATGCGGGGTGACTTCGTAGCCAAGAACTTGACCATTAAGTCCGTTCACTTGGGTGATTATGCTGTTCGGAGGAGTCGGACGTTGTGGCACCGCTACCGGCGCGGCTTCGCTGGCCTGACCGACGAGGTTAGTTTCTGGCTGGCTTTCGGGCACCGGTGCAGGGGTGGGCCTGCTACCAACAGGAGAGAATTCACCCACGTTGCTCGCCGGGAGGTCAACAACCGGCGCGGCAGGTACGGGGAGCGCTCCCGTCTCACGTCCTGCTGCCATCTGGCTGGCCAGCAGAGGGTCGGCTTGATTCCGTTCGACGTCTTCAAGCGCGTCTCGGCTCAGTACCGTATCTCCGGCAAAGGTCCGGTTGAGATCCACTGCCCGCTGTTCGTCAGGGAGAAGCTCACCACCGAGGGCCGGCTGACCGGTGAACTGTTCACGCATTGCCGCCCGGGCCGGGTCAAGAAATGCAGTATTGATTTCATCGGCGGTACTGACTGCCGTGGGCGCGACGGCGGCCGGCGCGGCAACCTCGCCACCCAGTTCCTGCAGCAACCGCTCCTGTTCCTGGCGGGTCCATCCGGCGGATACCTCGGCGTTGGCCTGGGCGATTGCGTCGTCTACGGATACGCTCGCATCGGTTATGCCGGTGTCGGGAATGGGTACGTCTGTGGTCGGCTTGCGGCGCATTGACTCCAGGCGCTGGCGGATAACATTGACGCCACCGGTTTCGGCAACAAGGTTCATACTGCCACCCATGCCCATGCCGGCTACTAAGCCTTGTGCTGCAGCCTTGCCGATGCCTTCGTCCCACGGCTTGCCCAACGCCAGATTGGTAAAGACCTGTTCCTGCGCGGACTGTGGCAATTCCTCAAGAACGCCTTCTTTAAACATCCCCTTGGCGATTTCTTTGCCGGAAGCAAGAATGGCCCTGGTTGATGATCCACTCAGACCTGTTGTTGCTGCAGCAACCTCGGCGTCTCTCAGCCCCGGTATCTTTGACGTGCCAACCCCTATTGCTGACGTGATGAGCCCGCCACCCAATGCCGGGGCTACAGTTTGCGTCCAATCTTTCCCCGCTTGGCGGCCTTGCTCCTGGATGCTGCCAGCAGTTAACGCACCTTCTGTCCCGGATGACGCAGCAATCAACGCTGTCTGCACTTTTGGATCGGCAAAGAATTTTGTTGCTGCTGCGGTCCCCGGCTGGATACCAGCCTTGGCCAGCATGCCCACTGCGACCCTACGGGCTACCGCTGCACTCCCTATGGACATGGGGGCCGATTCAACGATGTTTCCGAACGCAACTGATGGGTTATCTACCAGTGCTGAGAGTGTATCAACAAACCCCTTTGCCTTCTCAACTTCCAGATTTGCAGCCTGACGTTCAGGGCTGTATCCGCTGGATATGATTTGTTTGGTGGTTTCAGGGTCATAGCCAATAGCCGCCAGACCCTTGCCTGCCAAGTTGCCCGTTGCTATATCCGCTACACCGACAACTGACTCACCGAGACCTACTACCCCCTTGGCGAGATCCATGGCCGTATCTTTTGCAAAGCTTGGTGCACGGGCGGCCACGGAGCGGTCAGACGGCGAAGCAATCCCCATGGTCGATATGGGTTTTTCCTGAAAGGTGGGAGTGGATGACATCTTGCCGGCGGCGTCGAACACCTCGGCAAGATCTGATTCGGTTGGAGGGTTGGGATCATTCCAGTCAAACGTAATCGTCCGTTTGGTGGCGTTGTCGAAAACAGTGTACTCAGCCATTTCGCCCCCTACTGTTTGACGGATTTTATGACAAACCTGCTACCAGCTGCAGCCGGTTTCTTGCCGGCGGCGTTCGCCGTCGACACTATCCCCTTGCCCTGTTTTTTTTCGGTGACAGGCTGCGCGGTCCCGGCCATGATCTCTTTGGTCCGGTTCTCGATCCAGGCGTTACGGTCTCCACCGGTCTCGGGGAAATCGGCACTGTCCGAGCTCATCCAACCGGCTTTTCCCGCTGCTTCCTTAGTAGCCTGTGCTCTGGCCTCTTCCTTGGATATCGCCGGGGCATCCTTCAGCTTCACGCCGGCCTTGGCTATGGCAGTGTCAACAATGGTGCGCTCGTCATCGGTGAGTTCGCGGCCTTCCTTCGTGGCACCGTCCATAACCTTGCCACCAAGCGCCAGAGCGTTAAGCTTGAGTTCTTCTTTCTTTAGGGCGATCTCTGCGGACTTGTCACCCTGTGCACGGGCAACACGGAGATCTGCTATCCTATCACGCATCTCCATTTCGGCTTTATGTAGGCGCTCCTTCGTCTCCAACTGGAGCGTGGCAAGTTCCTTCTGTTGCGCCAGTTTTGCCTCAGCTGCGGCTTCCTTGGAACTGGACAGCGGTTTGCCGGCCTCTTTTCTCGCCAAGACTTCGGCCTCGGTGAGCAGTTCGCCGTCCTCTCCCCGGATATCCTTATCGATGGTGGTCTTGCGCTTATATTCGGCAGAAGACAGTATGCCGGTAGCGCCTGGTGGTGGCGGTCCATTGGCCCCGCTGGCTTCCTGTACCTGCGCCCGGGTGAGAGGTACCCCCTCGGGCGTAACCTGCCCAGACTCCCCGCGGGCAAAGGTGCGCTCCTCCCCAGCGATCTTCGATTCTTCGCCGCGGGCGTGCGCCTTGACTGCGGCCTCTTCGGCCCAAGTATTACGCATCCGGGCAAGGTTCTCTTCACGCAAGGCCCGCGCCTGTTCCAGCTCGTTCTGGCGGTTGGCCTTTGCGTTCTCTATTACCAGTTGAGAACCGGTATCCGCTGCGGCCGCAATACCGCCGGCCAATGCCTGGGTGAGCAGTCCCATTACACCCTCCCCTTGCCTTCGTTGTACTGCCGGGCCGTCTGCTGAATGCGAATCTGCGACTGCTGGATTTCTTTGCGCTGCTTCGGTGGTAACTTCCGAAGATCCGCCTCGATGGCTACCTTCAGTTGTTGAGCGTTAATCCGCTTGGCGGCAATTTCGGCCTTCACGTAATCCTGAACTGCTACGGAAAGTGCGAGTTCCAGGAGACGCTCGTCGAGCTTCGCTTTGCCCGATGCCTCGGCAACCTCTGCCACCATGGAGATAATCTCGTTGGCGCCGAAAACCTTGATCGAGTCCTGGACCTCAACACCAGCGTCACGGGCTGCCGCATCCAGGCGCTGCATGATCATTACCGTTGCATTGGCCACCCGCTGGACGGGGTTGTCGCCTTCAAGCATACTGACGACCGAATCCCGCGTTTCCTTCGCGTGAATCAGCGTCATTGCCTTGGCAACGTACTGCTCGAAATCCCTCTTGTAGTTGGCTGCCTGACTGGGCTGAGTTGGGTTCATGCGGGGACTCCTTGCGGGCCAGGAACGGGCGCCTGTGGTGTCAAGTTACGGTAAGACATCAAAGCCGTGGCGTCCGGTAGGGCTGTAGACTGTGGGGCGATTACGCTCGGCGTCGTTACCGTGGGGGCGGTGGTCGCTGTGGTGTCTTTGGCAAATGAGGCCTTGAGTTGTGGGGCGCTGACTACGGTGGTCTTGAGCGCCTTGATCCTGGCGTCTTCAGCTTCCTGTGCAGCGTCCCCGGCGATGAGACCTTTTGCCGCCCCACCCACCCCGGCCAGGAGAGTAGCTGTTGTTGCATCTCCCAGTCCTTTGCCGGCGGCGGCCGTGCCAAGGACTCCAGATCCTGTTCCGGCCGTGGTCCCGGCGGCTGCCAGTTCTGGCGATGCCGATGAAAGAGCAGGGGCCCCGAGGCTGACTTCCCCAGCAGAGGTCGCCGTAGTCATTGCGGCGCCTTCGGTTGCTGCGCCTCCGGCACCTGCCCCGCCAGCTGCACCAGCCCCACCGCCGCCGGCCCCGGCACCTGCGGGAGCAGCAACAGCGGCCAGTCCGCCAACTGCCCCGCCGATCAACCCGCCGACCAGTATGCCTTTCAGGATATTCCCGCCCCTGATGGCTGCAGTCACACCGCCTATCACGGCCCCGACAACGACCCCGCCGACGATGGCAGCTGCGGTTCCTGTGGCAATCCCTGCGGTTACTGCTGCTCCGATGGCGGTGAGTGTGGCAACCATGATAAACCTCCTACAACGGTCCTATGAAGTTGTTGTCGATATGGATGAGCCTGTCTTTTTCGTACATCTCTTTGACGCGGGGCGATTCTTCGCGCACGGTCGATACCATCATAATCACCGTGGCGCCGTTGTCCTTGCCCCACTGTCGCAAACGCTTCCGGAGAGACATGGCCGCCATGGGGTACTTGCGCCGGTTTCCCTTCGGGATGAACCAGCCACGCTCTACTACCATCTTGATATTGGTATTGCCCCACCAGGTTGTCAGCGTGCCTGCTATGGCTCCGACCACTTGCCCGTCGACCTCGGCCACCAGGACGCAGTGCTCGTCGAGTTCGATGCAATCCTGGACGAAAAATTCGACTGTATCCGCATCCAAGGAGAGCCCAGTACCGTTCAACTCCCCGTTGGCGAAAAAACTGGAAATGAGGTCGATGAGCACGGGCGCGTCTGATGGTATGGCCGGTCGGATCATGTGCCTACGCCCCGGCTCCCGGGTTCATCCATGGCTCATAAGTAGCTGTTGGCGCAGTCACCGATTCGGCCCCGGCCCTTGTAGCAGCAGCCAATTGCCCTTCAGTTGGTGTGGCTGTTGGTGCACTCCAGGTGATGGGATACCGGTACAGCTGCGTAATGGTCTGAAGCTGTGTCGTCAAGTTGGCATTCAGTTGGTTGATGGCGTTCAGCTTGTCATCGTAGCTCAAAACTGAATCCGGGGTTCGCTGGATCTGTGAAATTTCCGCCTGTACCTGTTGGATGACCGGGCTGATTGCACTGGTGTATGATTCGCGCTCCCGTGCCGCCAGTTCCCTGAGATCGATCTGGATGTCAAGGTTCTTGAGGGTGGTCTGCAGGTTGAGGGCTGCCTGCTCCGACTGTGTTTGCCGGACCAGATCCGATGCTTGCTTGGATGCCTCCAGTGATGCTGTTGCTTTCTGTGCCGATTCCAGACGGGCGGCTTCGGCTTCCAACTGTTTGGACTGCAGGCCTGCCTGTGCCTCTTGTGCTTGCTTCTGTAGCCCTAGATTGCCGGCAATGTTCTGCTCGTTCTCGGCCGTACGGAAACCGAAATTTTCCGTTTGCTGCGCCGAATCCAGCAGAGACTTATACCCGGTCAGGCTCTGGTCTTGCCGAGCCGTTTGAGCCGACAGGCCGGACGTGGCAAAGGTATTTGCATCCTGGGTGGCAATCGGTAGGGCTGCATCGATGGCGGCCTTTTCGGTGGCACCAGCGGCGATTGACGAGTTGATCAGTCCGCGGCTATTTGCGGCTTCCGCACCTTTGGCCCTGGCACTCTGGATATAAGAACTATCCTCTTTCAGCAGGGCATTCAACTGGCCGGATACCGTTTCCGGTTCGGTTACTTGGCGGATCTGTGGGGTAGGGGGAGCGACCACCGACGCCACGTTAGCAGGTGTCTTGACGGTCGGGAGGGCGGTGGTGCTGAGTAAGCCTGTTGCCATGGGTCACCTCATCATCCTACGGGGCAAATAGTGAACGAGAATGCTGTTGATCGTAAATGCCGGGATATAGTCGGATGACCCGGAGATGAACATTGCTATGTTTTCGGCTGTCCCTTCCAAGGGGCATTCCATGAGCTCTGCTCGGCCTGAATCCCAGAAAAACGAGTCCCACCTGAACGAGTCCCACCGCGTTTGCCCTGTGTGCTGAGTATATGCAACCGCGACCGCCTGGGCATACTCGGGCGAATCGTACCCCAGAACATAAGCAAAGTCAAATGCTACATAGGTCCCCGTGCTGGCCGATAATTCAGGCACTGCCTTATAATATCGCTTCAACGTCCTCGGACTCTTGGCGCTGGAGAAATTCAGGGTAAGGTGCCAATCGATAGCCGTACCATCAAACGATGTACCGCGCTCCATCTGGTAGACCATACCGTTTGTTGACCCGAAATAGATGATATCGGTGCCGTCGTTCTTCTTCCCCTCATAACAGCATGTCACAGCATTCGGGAAATATACGGGAGTGCAGCCAATGAATTTATTGTTGACCACTGTGACGAACAGGCCGAACCCATCGCTGAAGAACAGCCGGTATTGAGACTTGCGCCGGCAGAGGGTGGCATAGGTCAACAGGTTGATCCGCTCGTTGATGAATGGCAGAACCTGATTGGTCAGCGCCGACTGCGTGAAGTTGCCGAATTGCAGAGATGTCTGAACGGAATTGACGCCACGGTCGTCAAACACGAACGTCTGTGCCATGTTCTGTGCAGAGAACGGTAAGGCCCCGGTACCGGAGTTGTACGTCACCAGATTCCAGTCACTCGGCCCGGTGCCGTACAGGATGAACGTGTTATTGCGGCTGAATATGCCCAGCGTGGCGGTACTGGTTCCCCCGGGCATGATGATCATGTCGGTGATGGTATCGCCTACAGGGACCTCCGATGCTCCACTGATCGCAGTCCAGTCATACGGTAGGCCCGGCGCCGAGTGCATGGCGGATGACCCTATAGAGAAGAACAGGAACTTTTTGTGCTCCATGACGTGCGTCGGCGTGTCGGTGGTCGCGCCCGTTGTAATCGGGACAAGAACGTCTCCATCGAACTCGAAACCCTTGTTCACTCCATCGCAGCCGTAGACCCGTTGGGTAGCAACCTGCCCGGCGAAGTTGGTCGTTATGAACTGGAACTTGCCACCAGGGAGAAGGGCAAGAGAGGCCTGTGCACCGGAGAGCGTTACGTTCGTCGAGCCAATAGTCGCCGCGCCTGCAGCGAAATTACCACCGGCCGGCGTGGTGATGATTATCTGCCCTGCTGCCGTGCCTGCCTGCCATGATCCGGACGTCCTGACGACCCGCTTGATCGTGGATGTCACACCGCCTTGGGTGAGGGTGGCTCCGTCTGCCGGTATGACCGTGCCGCCGGCCGTGAAGCTGACTGTCTTGTACAGGGAGACCTGCGACCAGCCGGAAGCGGTCGACTTGTAGATGTCCAGCGCCGTGCCGCCGGCATTGTCCCGGAAGGCATAGACAACATCGTTGAATTCAACAACCCCGCGGATTGATCCGCTCCCCGGGACTGCGGCAATGTCGGCACGGTAGATATCGGCCACAGCATTGCGGGTAACGGCGTCCTGTAGAGGGGTGGTCGGCCCTGCGTAGATGTCGCTGACTGTGCCGATGGGTGTTGCCCCAACCGCTACAGTCTCCCCGACTGCCCACGTTCCGGAAGATTTGGCCAGGACCATGACCAGTCCGGTGATGTAGGCAATGACGCCGGTAGCGCCTCCGCTGGCAGTCAGGGTGTTGCCCACTGCCGGAGTGTTGGTGAATGCAGACACGGCAATGAATCGATGGGCACCGGTGCCGGCGGTATCGGCCGGCGAGGCGTGGCCGTCGAATCGCTCGTACCCTTCGATCCGGGAATACCCACCGGTAACCGCGCACTCGAAGTTGAGCATCTGGCGGGCGGTGCCGCTGGGGAGGGAGAGTGTCGGAGTAACCTGATCCAGACCCCCCTTTAGGACGATGGCCTCGATCGATGGCGGGGTGAGTTTGACGGTCATATCAGGCTGGCTCCGGTCAGCATCTGCGGCAGCTGGTCGATCTCCATGCGGTTGATCAGTTTCGAGAAGCCTTGCCGGCCGGCCTCGATTTGTTCCGCTGCCACGTTGAACAGCCCGTATTTCTGCATTGCCTTGTAGACGATAGACAGGTGGTATCGGGACGGGAAGATGGGTGTGTCAGCATCCACGGTGAGGGTGTGAGGCGTCCGGTAATATTCACCGGTTACCACGTAGATATCGTTCGGCTTGAAGCCAAGGAGAAGGCTGCGGCTTGCCGGCTCGATGGTGATGTAGAGCGGACGGCCCGAGACCAGTTGCCTCGACCCGAGCAGGTAAAAATCCCTGAACTCGGAGTAGCTGTAATACTGAGCCAGGATGATCTGTGTGGCGATGCCGGCCGACTGCAGGTAGGCACGGAACGAATCGTTGCGCCATATTCCGAAGTCGTCCAGGTCGATATCATACGACGCACCGTCGCCGACAGTGTAAGTCTGCTGCTCGGCAACGGTGTTGAACGTCATGGACTCGCGGAGGAAATCCCAATCCTGGTGTTCTTCCTGGATCTCGGTGTACGACTGCGCTACCCAGTCGATGATGCGCTGCATTTCGCGGTTGGCGCCGACGATGGTGGTCAGCGCCTCGCCAGGTACGCCGCATTCTTGCTTGGTGCGATTAACGAGTTCGAGGAAGGTCATGGGGTCTCCGGGTTATTCTGCCAGGGGTCTCCGGGTTGCGAGTTAAACCACTTCAGCCAGCCGACGACGCAGCCACTCGGCGCCGCGGGGGTTCCGATCCTCAACAACCATGAACGGGTATTTGTGAGCAGATTGCTGGCGAATGGATCTCGCCCGCTCACCTGCGGGATTGATATACTCAGGGGTTGACACTCGACCGGTTTTCACGATCAGGCAGTCAACGAACTTCCGTTGCGTCACGGTAGGGACCCCCCGGAAGAACTGGCGGAACATACCGTTGTTCCCCACAATGACCGGGTTCTCCGCATTCTCGTCGGACGATTCATTGACCATAATGGTCATGTGTTCGTCCATAAAGGCGAGCTCCTTGAAATAGTCGTCGTTCAGTGCTTTCTCCCCGATGGATTCGATAGCTGCCCCACCGGTAACGCCGAGGACGCCATCCTTGAGGATGATGTCTGCTGGCTGCCCAACATTGAGATCTCTGGTATCCATATTTTTACTCCCCCTTGGTCTGGACATTGGTATGGTTCTCCTGTGAAGGCCGCCCCGGCTATCACCTCGGGGCGGCCGTTGCTATTGCTTACGGCTGCGGACGATCCGGCAGGGTGGCCACGTTGACGAACGTGTAGGTGATGCCGGTAACGCCGGTCGTGTTGTGGGTACCGAACAGCCAGCCGGTCGTGGTGGCGACGTAGGCGGCCGATGCCTTGACGATCAGGTACCCGATGGGGCAGACGGTCTCGGGGATCTGCGGGAACTCGAACGCCCCCAAGATGTTCCCGGCGGCGTCGGTATCCAGGACCTTGCCCTGCACGGCCTTCAGTGCGCCGGCAGAATCCAGGCACAGGACGAACATCGATGCC